AATGCGTCCGCGAGGCAATCGAAGGCGCCGAGATCTTCCTTGTCCAGCCATCCAGTATCAATGCGAGCTACTGGCCTCATATCATGCGGGCGCCGGCGCGGTGCTACCCGACCCGGCGCGTCTCTTTCATGAGGGACGGCAAGTCGGTCAAAGGCAACCGGACGGACATCGTGCTTGTGTATTGGGGACTTCGACCGTGGGCATTCCGAGAAGTGTACAGGGCGCTCGGCGAGGTGGATCGATGACAGCTCGCCGTAAACTCCCCCGCGCCCCGGCGCCCACCGAGTACCAGGAACATATCCGCTTCGCTCGCTGGCTCGATGCGAAGCGGCTGCTTTGGTGCCATGTTCCGAATGAATCCAGCGGCCCCGTGCAGTGGCGAGTCAAACGAAAGCGTATGGGTGTTCGTCCAGGTGTTCCGGACTTCCTGATCTTTGGAACGATCCACACCGGTCCGATCGCAGTAGAGATGAAACGAGTCCGAGGCGGCCGCTTGTCCGATACACAGCAAGACTGGCTCGATGAGCTCGCCAATCACGGGTGGATCACAATCGTTGCCAAGGGTGCCGACGATGCAGTCGCGCAACTGGAGAGGATCGGTCTGTGATGCGTCTCCTACCCGGCATGACCCCGGCGCAGTTCGAACGCCTGCTCGCGCTCGAGGTGCTCGAGATCCTGGAGGAAGAACGAGCGCTGGAGGAAGCCGGCAGGCTGCTTCGCGCTCAGCGTGAGCGGATCTTGAGACTGACGCCGGAGGAACGAAGAAAGGAACTCGAATGAGCAGACCGATGATCGACTACGACGCCCTGAACGCCGCCGCCCGCAACGTCCACGACACCGCGCAGGAGAAAGGCTGGTGGGACCAGGACCGGAACGACGGCGAGCTCGTAGCGCTGATCCACTCCGAATGCAGCGAACTGCTCGAAGCGCTGCGCCACGGCAACCCGGAGAGCGAGCACATCAAGGGGTATTCGGCCGCCGAGGAAGAGTGCGCTGACGTCATCATTCGCGTGCTCGATATGTGCGCCGCGAGGGGTTGGCGGATCGGTGACGCGGTTTGGGAGAAGCACCGGTTCAATCAAGGGCGGCCGCACCGGCACGGGGGGAAGGTGTTTTGATGCGGATCGGGGTCTGCGGGCCGAGGAACCGCCTGCTATCCGTCGGAGAGGCGAAGGTATGGATCCGTCTACTGCGGGCATTCAACCCGACGGCGGTGTGCCATGGTGGCGCACATGGGATCGATCAGCACGCAGGTAACATCGCGAAAGCCGAAAGGATCCCCATCGAAGTAACCGAAGCGGACTGGGAGGCTGCTCGGCGCGATGGGAACGTGAAGCTGGGCGGTCCACGACGAAACCGAAAGCAAGCCACGAAAGCTGACGTATGGGTCGCGTTCGTTCGCGGCGCTGGGCCAGGCACGAGGGACATGGTCGAGGCGGCGAGAGAGGCGGGGAAGGTGGTGATTCAGGTGGAGGTGCCGGAGTGAGAACGCACGGGGAGAGAGTCTGGGTTGCACGCGATCCAGAACCGAACGAAACAATGTCCATCTATGAACAAATGGAAGACGAACCGCTCTTTCATTGTTCTTTTTATGTTGGCCAGGCGGTGAATTTGTCAGCACGATTGCTCGGTACAACAAAGCACGCCGGCCGAAATGCATGGCTGCGCCATCTTCGTGAAAGCAATCAGCGCGGATTCGTGTACGTCTGGTTGTGTGCAGGAGATATGAACGCTATGGAGCGGTTGGTATCAGGCTACTTCCAGCCTTGCTACGGAAGGAAGTCTGGGCGTTCACTTGCTGTGCCACCAAATCCGAGCATTGAGCCTGTAGAGGTTATTACAAGTCGCAAGAAAAGTGATTGGTCGGCACTGCGATTGGCGATCGCGGATTTCCCAGCACGGTCACCATCCATATACATGCTCGCGTCTGCGCCAAGTGGGAATGGGAAGGCGTTATGAGCCAGCCTCGCCCATGGATCAAGGTGTGGGAACGGTGGCTCACCACGCCGTCCCACGAGGATCTTGACGGCGAAGTCCTGTGGCACGGGCTCGGAATCCTACTCGTGGCAAACCGTGGAGAGGAAGACGACGCTGGGTGCCGCTGGCTCCGAACGCCAAAGGGCGAGCCGATGTCCCTCCCACAGCTCGCGAAGAAGCTTCGGATGCCGCTCCGGAGACTCGATCGGATCGTGCAGGAGTTCTGCGCTGTCGGCACGTTCGTGGTCCGGGACGGCGTTGTCGGCGTGCCCAAGTACAAGCGTTGGCAGGAGTCGGACTCTGCGCGACGCACCCGGGAGTGGCGCGAGAAAAAAGAGAGCAACGAGCGTCACGGTGACCGTCACGGTGACGTCACAGACAAGCGCACTGTGACGTCTCCTATAGAAACAGAAACAGAGATAGATCCCCCTAAGCCCCCCGCAAAACGGGGGGTCCGTCGCCGGCAGGACTGGCCGGTCACCGAAACCGAGCGCGAGCAAATCGGGCGCATTCTCGGCGAGTTCGTGGAAATCAAGCGCACGGAGCACGGCGAGTCCGAGGATTGGAGCGTGTGCAAATCCAACGGGCAGCAGCTGCTCAAGCGCCTCCGGGACAATGTCCTCCCTGAGCGCCTTGCGGACGGCTTTCGGGCTCGCTCGTGGAAGGCGAAGCAGGACCCTGACGAGCTCCAGTGGCTCAACCCGGTCACGCCGTTCCGCGACGATCGTTGGCCGAGAACAGAGGCTCTGATCGCCGTTTGGAAGCGCGCCACGCAAGCCCCCACCAAACCCCGCAACAACCCCGACCGGGTGGAGATCTGAGCCATGGACACCCGGACCGCCGAACTGCAGATCCTCGCCTGGTACCTGGTCCTGCGCCGGAGGGACCCTCGCTCATCCGTGCTGCGTCCGGAGCACTTCGCCGGCGCCGAGTACCGGGGCTGGTGGGCGAAGGCTCTGGAGCGCCCCGAGAGCGTCCTGGCGGATCTGCCCAACGCTGCGCTCGCCGCACTGTCGGATGTCGCCGCGATCCCGAGCGACCGCGAAGTCGCCGAGCTCGAACGGCGGCTCGTCGACGGCTGGTCTCGCCGGCACCTACTCGGGCGTGTCGAATCAGCGATGAAGCGGCGAGACGCTGACCTCCACGAACTGACCGGCGCACTCCGACAGGCGATCTCCGAGGCCGAGGCTGGGTGCCTGTCCGAGTCCCGGACCCACGCCGAAGTCGGGGTCGATCTGTTCCGCGACTGGTCCGACTCGTGCAGATCCGATCACTCCGGGCCAGTGGTGCCGATGCCGCTTCGGCGGCTACAGGAGATCATCGGCGGTTGGCGCCGCGGAAAACTGTGGATGGTAGAGGCGATCACGAGCGGACACAAAACGACGTTCGCTCGTATGGCGGCATGGCACGCGGCGAAGTGCGGAGAGCAACCGCTCATGTGGGCGATGGAGGACAGCTCAGAGCAGATCGTGCAGCGCACCTGGGCGGCTGAGATCCGCGAGGTCGACACGCGAACATTCCAGATGGGTCAAAAGCCGCCCGTCACCGAGGACGAGTTCGCAATGGTACTCGACAAGCTCGGGAGAAACTTGGAAAGCGATGCTGCGCGGCGCCTACGGATCCGCGACGAAGGTATGCCGAAGCTCTCCCGCGTCCTTGGACTCTGCTCATCCGAAGTGGCGCGCGGCTGCACAATGATCGTGCTCGACTTCTTCCAGCTCATTCAGCCAGACGAGCGTCCGTTGAGCGAGGAGGGGCACTGGTACAACTGCGCCAACAGTCTCCAAGCTCTCGCCAAGGATCTCGACGTACCGATCCTGTGCACGTGCCAACCCACACAGTCGGCACAGCGGGCGCAACTCGAAACCGGCAAGTCCCTGACCATCTCGGACATTCGTGGCGCCGCGGCGATCAGTCAAGCCGCGTGGGGGATCCTGATCCTCAACGCCGCCGGAAACTCTGACCAAGACTCGCGCGCATGGGTCCGCAACCCGCGGAAGATCGAGATCGTTACCGCGAAGAACAAGGCTGGACCAAGGGGCGACGGAACCTTCACCGTGTTACCAGAACACGATCTGATCACGGACGACCGATGAATCCCTACAACAACCCACGAATCGCCGCCACCCGCCAACTGCTCGACATCCTCGATCGAGAGGTCGACGTGGCGATCTCCGAACACGACCACGAGCGAGAAGACGCACTGTACGACGTCAAACGAGCGGTGTTCCGGCTGCAGGTCCGCTACCTACGCGAACTGCAGCGGCGAGAGGTGGCGGCATGACCTGGAAAGATCGCTTCCCAAAACTCGCCGAGCGTGCGGTCTCAGTCATGTCCGATCTTGCCGAAGTTGTCGTACACGTGCGGTCGCAGCCAACCCCGCTAACGATCGCCGCTGTTGCCTCCAGGGCAGTAAAGGCGATCCGCGACGCAACGCAGCAAGATCCGGAGGTGTTCTACCACGATTGGCACCACATCGATCTCTCTCCGGTCTCCGGCTTCGTGCTTGGGCTTTGCGAGCAGTCCAAACTTACCAAGCAAGAACCTTCGGCACAGGGCAAGGGCAGAATCGTCGTCGCCGATCTTCACGGGATCGATATCGGCTGGATCGTCTACGACACATGGCGCAGCGGCCCATGGATCCGGCGAGTTGAGTTCGTACAGTCGGCAAGGGCGGCGGTGCGGACCCTGATCTGGGGACGGATCGGATCGGCACTGCGCGTCCACGTGCCGCCATTCGGTGATCTGATGCTGCGCGAGGACAGGTTGATCGATTCGATGCCGTCCATGGCCGCCGACGAGATCTACCAGCGGTGCCAGCGATTCATCGGCGCCGGTCACCGCAGGTCGGTGTTGCTGCATGGGCAACCCGGCACCGGCAAGAGCCACATCATCCGACAGGTCGCGACGCGATCGGGTCAAATGACGCTACGGCTACACGCCCGCGACATCGAGAGGGCCTCCGGACTCCCCGCCCTGATCGATCTACTGGAACCCGGTGCGGTGTTGATCGACGACATCGATCGGCTCCGAGAGCCCGGCTCGATCCTCGAAGAGATCGACGAGATGCGCACCGGCGCCAGCCTGCTGCTTGTCACCGCGAACGACCTATCTAAGCTGGATCCGGCACTGTTGCGGCCCGGTCGATTCGACGACGTTGTCCATGTGGCGACGCTGGACGATGGGGTGCTCGATCGATTGTTGGTCGACGTCCCGCTGGCCGAGGCTGCGCGCCTCCGGAGACTCCCAGTAGCGTACGTGCACGAGTTCCTGCGCCACCAAGACGCGTTCGGTCACGAAGCCGCGATCGCTGCGATGGCAGAGTTGGAGAAAAGAGCTGGCGCGGCGGAGGTGCAACCGTGATCCGCTGCGACGACTGGCGAGAGGGCCGCGAGCTGGTGAAGGCCGGCCAGCAAGTGCTGCACGTATGGACGCCGACGCTCGAGCAGCGCCGAGCCGCCCGACCGCTCGTGTTCCGCCAGACGAAGCTATGGGCGCACCTCGTCGACATGGACTTCGATCGGCTGGTGAAAACGGCGAGGGGTCTCGGTGTCGAGCGGGTCGTGGTCGAGCGCAAGGGGACGCACCTGCAGCACGTCGACCTTTGCGGCGGACCGTTGAAGAGAGCGATCGCGCGTTGCGAACGGGAGGCGACATGTCCCGCGTGATGGAGTGGCCGATCTTGTTCTCGGGCCAGATGGTCCGTGCGATCCTCGAGGGCCGCAAAACAGTCACACGCCGAATGGATCGGCGGTGGCTGAAGCGGAAGCCGGGAAACAGGTTATGGGTGCGAGAAACATGGGGCCAACTCACCGGATACGGCAGTGGCCCAACTGAGCCAGTGTTCTGGCGGGCAGACTATTCCAGCACCGATCTTGAAACGCAGCATCTGCCCAAATGGCGCCCATCGATCCACATGCCCCGCTGGGCGAGCCGCTTGCTGCTTGAGGTGACCGAGGAGCCACGGATCGAGCCGCTGAGCGATATGACAGATGGCGAGGCAAAAGCGGAAGGCGTGACGCCATTCGCGTTTCCTGGTGGCATGATCCTAATCGGCGCTCACCTGCGAGCGTTTCAAATCCTGTGGGACGCGATCAATGGCAAGCGCTACCCATGGAGCAGTAACCCGTCACCAGTACGGATCGCATTCCGCGAGATTGAGAGACGAGCATGACAATCCGAGGAGCAATCGAGGACGTGGCCCGTTTCCACGATGCCGCTGGAATCGTCGAACGTGGCGACCATCAACCGGCACTCGTAAGAGGTGCGACGAGATGGCGCCTGCTCGACGAGGAGATCAGGGAACTGATCGAGGCGATGGCCGACAACGACATGGAGTCAGTCGCAGACGCCTACGCCGACATCATATACATCGTGCTCGGCTCTGCGCTGATGCAGATCGGAAAAGAGCGGTTCATCCGGGTGTGGGACGAGGTGCAGCGCGCCAATATGGCCAAGTGCATCGACGGAAGGCTCGTCATGCGCGACGACGGCAAGATCCTCAAACCCGACGGATGGACACCGCCGGACATCGGAGGAGCGTTGCGATGATCGACCAACCCGAACACAAGATCCGATGCGGTGACCACGTCAAGCACCGCCCAACCGACGAGGAATGGGTGGTGGCCTACGCTGACTATCAGACCGGCAAGCTTGCATGGATCGGCTGGCCCGAGGGGCGTGCCGAGATCGACGACTGCATCTTGATCGGTGCTGCCTCGGACGAGCAGCACACCAAATACGTCGACAGTTGGCGACGGTCTCCCGCGAGGAAGGATAACGGCGGAACCGACCATCGCCGCGCGGTGGTACTGCGCCTGTACGGCACCGACGAGGAGCGCTCGTCATGACCGACCACGGCACATGGAAGATCCCGCGGCTGCGAATCCGATCGTCACGTGGCCGCGTATGGAGATCAGAATCGACAACGGAGACCAACGCGGTCTCGGGAAGCATTGAGGCGAGATGAGCGACCAACCATTCCTGTGCCGCGATCCAGCCGAGCACCCAGCGGTTGCGCTGTGGAGCAAGGCAGTCATGGATGCGATTGATCGACAAATGCCCCCCGCTATTATCTTTTACGAGCTCATCCAGGAGTCTCGCCCGCTCCAGGGCGAAGAATCCCACCTTGCCGCACTACAGGAGTGCGAGCGGAAGCTAGCGCAGGCACGCGAGCTCCTTGAGGTGCACGAGTATGCATGCAGATGTGCGTACTGCGACGAGATCTTGCTGAAAGAAGACCTCCGTGAACACGCAATGACGGCATGCAAGGAGCATCCACTGCGCCAAGCCGAAGCCGATCTTTCCGCTGTTCGAGCGGAGCTGGCAGAGGCGCATGCGGAGCTGGTGAGGGAGCGCGAAGAGGCATTTGAGGACTGCGAATCGCTACGAGTAAATGTAGCCGCTTTGCTACAACGCTCGGAGAAAGCCGAAGCCGATCTCGCCGCTGCTCAGGCGGAGCTGGCGGAGCCAGAGCACGAGCACGCCGCGCTCAACTCGGAAATGCTGGCACTGATCCGCCAGATCGCCGATGACAATGGGGCGAGTGCTGTTCCGTTCTTGGACGATGCTGTGCTGGTCTGCATCAATACGCAGCGAAAGCGCGCCGAGATAGCCGAAGCTACAATCGAGCAGCAGAGGCAACTACTGCGACAGTTCGGCGCCGAAGATCGGGAGGCGGGGAAGCTGCGGTCAGATCTCGCCGCTGCCCGCAAGCGAATCGAAGAGTTGGAAACCGAAAACACGCCGGCGTGGGAGGATGACGACGAGGTCAAGCGCCTCCGCGCCGAACTGGCAGCCGCGAACGATGTCGTCGAAGCGCAAAGGCTCACGATCCAGCGCGTCCGCGAGGAACTGACCAAAGCCGCCGAGGGACTGGACGATCATGGGACCGGAGATCCGATCTACGCACTAGTGCAGACGATCGAAAGATTGAAGGACGAACGCGACGATGCTGAGCAGCGCGCCCGCGACAGGGACGACGCAGCGCGCGACAACCTCCGCGCATTCCACCGAGAGAAACGCGGACGCAAGGCATCCGAAGCCCGCGCCACGAATGCCGAGCAGGAGGCACAGGAATGGAATGCGGCCGCGGAACAGCAAGCGGAACTATTATCAACACACGATCAGGACATGGCAGATCTGCGGGCCGAAATGCGCGACTGGATGCAACGTGCCACGAATGCCGAGCAGGAGCGAGATAACGCATGGGCTAGCATCGAGCGAGAGAAGCAAGCCCAAACCAGCGCCGAGTGGGAGGCCCGCGCCGAAACGGCTGAGCGCGAGCGGGACTACCAGCGCGACCAAATGAATGATTGGCGCGCGATGGCCATTCGGGCTGCAAATCACGGCGAGCGACTAGAACACGCACTGCAAGACCTTATGGATACGTGTGCCGCTACGCCTATGCACGAAGGCTATGAAGCATTCGACGACGCATTCAAGGCAGCGAAGGCATCCCTCGCAGCCTCGCCCCCGGCCCAGCTGCCCGAGCGGAATGTCGAGCGAACACTGATCGAGCAGATATGTCGCGATCTCAACGACGCGCACAACGAGATCCTGCGGCTGCAAGGTTGCGCCTCTGAATCGCTTGCGCGCTACGACTGGCCCGAGTGGTCTAGTCCGGCGAACAGCATTCGCGCCGCAGAACGACTGCTAGGGCGAAAGCTAGCGAAAACCGATATCTGGACGATGTACCCGGCCGCGGAGACCGAACGGCGCGACGCCGACGCCCTGTTCGAGCGGATGATCGCCAGCGGCGAACTCTCCGAGGAGAAACTCCGGGAGTCGTTCGATCGGTTTATCGCACGACGCGTCGTCACGGACCCGGCAACCGGCGAGGTGTCACTGGCTGCTGAGGCGGCCCAGTCCACGACCGACTACCCACTCGGGAGGTGCCAGGGCAAACACAGTGGCACCGGAGCGCAGTGCCTGCTGCCCTATGACCACGGCGGAACGTGTTCGTTTCGATCTGACATCGCCCCGAAGCCGTCCGCGGAGCCCGCCCCAGAATCCGCCCAGCCCGCCACGAGAACTTGTCCATGGTGCGCGGCTACGCGCCCGACGGTCGGCCCGTGTCACAGTTGCACCGTGGCATGGCTCAAAGGGGAGCGCATAGATCCGGAGCCGCCCGTCGAGCCCGAGCCTCTATGGTGCCCATCGTGTGGCAGTACCGATGTCGATAACGTGAGGTATGGTCTGCGGGTTATCTGCATGACCTGCGACCACGAGTGGAAGACGATCGACGCTTACGAGAGGAAGCGAGCCTCGAAGCCCGAACTCCTCGACTGGGCCAAGAATCACGCCCGGGTTCTACGGGAGTCAGGATGCTCGCCGGAAGAAGAGCACGAACTTCGCAGGCACATGATCGATCCTGCCGCCCCGAAGCCGGAGCCGCCAGCCGCGTCAATATGGGACCTAGCCGCGAAGGCCCAAGCCGAGGTCGACGCGTGGCCTAAATCGAAGCGCCGGGCTGCCGACGAAGCGCTGGTGAGTCAGCCCGTCGAACCCCGCACTCTCACGCTGGACGAGACCATAGCCGGCGCCGAGCCCGTATGGACCGAGGCTGAGATCGCTGAGGCCAAGGCACGCGCACGGGAACTCGCACCGATGTGGGGTGTCGCCGAGCCCGAACTCCCCGATTACGTAAGAGCGGCTGGGTATCAGATCCGCCTTGCCGTCAGCCCACTATTGCCGAACTCATGGATAGCCACATCGGACGACTGGACGAGCGGACAAGCGAAACCGAAAGCCACCGCGATCGCAGACTGCATCGCACATTACGAGGCTAACAACGATCCGCCGGGGTACTCGACCAAGCTCGACGGCGTCTCCACGTGGTACTGGGAAAGCGACGACTATGCTGGCGACTACGAGGCTACGTTCGCGATCGCACGCGCCGACGCATGGCGCCATTATCACGCCGCGAGAGCGCAGGAGGATAACAGTGAAGTACACGAGCGAGAAAATAATCCTCCGGATTACGAGATCGCGATCGACGATGCTCGCGGTTGCTGGGAGTGGCACTACCCCGACGTCGGAATGCCCCATGTCGTGCGGACGGATTTTGCCTCAGTCGAAGAAGCCCGCGCCGCCGCATGGAAGCACTACCACGCCGCGAAAGCACAGGAGCGCCGGCTTTCGGATCGGATGTACGCCGAGACCGAGCGCAAGCTAGCGGAGAAACACGCATACGCAGCACGGCAAGATGACGTGCATCCCCCCGATAGAGATCCCGAGGGGAAACAGCTGGGGCAGGACCAGCCGTGTGCACCGAACAACCCCCCGGCGCCAGGGGCCGGGCCGACCCCTGAGCCTGAACGCGCGGCGAAGCGCCGACGGCGAGCTGCTCGAGAAGGGTTCCTTACCGGCGGCTTCATCCTGCCCACACCCATCGAGCAAAAGCCCGGCTGGGACTTCGTGACGCGCGGGGAGCTGGCGAAGCACCTCGACATGGTCGTCAAGGCGTTTGGGGACGAAGCGCCAACGACTGCGGACATGTTCGCTTACTTCGCGGCGTTGGTGCGTGCCGAAGGCCGTCGCATCGAGAAAGGTAGCAAGTCATGAGCTGGGAGACGCTTGCCGGACTCGCATTGGTGATGGCCGGATTCACCCTTGGCTTCAGTGCTGGCACGTGGCTCACGATGCACCACTGGAAGCAAACGGATAAGTTTAGGGAGGAGGCCCGTTCGATCATGGAGAGATACCGGCTGAAAATCGAGGTGCAGCAGAAAGGTAGCAAGTCGTGATCGTAAAAGCAGATCTAGGCGACGTCCACCGTGCCGTCGAACGAGCCAAGCGAGAGATTCGGGCCGAGATCGTCGCAGCGCTGCGGGCTGAGGCGGAGAGTCACCACGGACATCTACCGAAGCTCATTCTGAGCAACCTTGCCGACCGCTTGGAGAAAGGCGGCAGGTGATCATGTACCAGAAAATGTCAGGCCAAATTTCCGATCTCGGCTACGACGGTACGGTCCGTTGCCAAACGTGCGGTGAGACGAGGAAGGTCAACGTGGTCAACTGCCTGCGCTCCGGCTGGCCCACGTGCTGCGGCGAGACGATGGAACTCGTGAAGACGAAAGGCGGCAAGCCGTGAAGCTCAAATGGAGGCGCATCAAGCCAGGGTGGTACGAGGGCTGGCTGGGTGACTCTTGTGTTTGTGACATTGAACGCGGCCCGTGGTTCTGGTATTGGCGCGCCGGCGTTGATCAGGACGGGATGGCATGGATTCTGGCCACCGCCAAGCGCGAAGCCGAGGCGGCGATTGGAGGAGCAAGATGATTGACGACAAATTCGCACCACTATGCACGCACGAGCACGCGACGCCGGGTCCGTGGCGTCAGAGGACGCCGTTCGATCTCGAAATCGTCGCCGGTTTGTACGCCTTGCCGCACGTTGCCCACGTGGCCCATGAGAACGCGTGGGGGCCCAGCTCGCGCGCCGCTCAGATCGCGAATGCTCGTCACATCGCGACTTGGAACCCGGACGTCACTGCCGAGATCGTGGAGCTGCTGCGGGAGGCGGACGACTGTTGGGGCGCGTACGGGTACATGGGCTCCAAGGACTGGGGCAACAGACTTCACGCCCTACTGGCCCGAATAGGAGAGCGACGATGAGCGACCAAGACCGACGCGAAGCAGTGGCGCTCCGGATGATCCCAGAGTTCGCCGCAGTGACGCAGCCTACGCGTGTGCGGGCGTGCGTTGTGAAGGCGATGGAGCGCGAGGCTGCTCACCAGAAGGAACGCTATCGCGAGCTATTGGTCGCCGCGTGTACGGCCTGCGAGATATTTATGCGCAAAGACCCGAGCGCGTCGTGGCACGAGTTACGGACTTCCGCGGAGGCTTTGCGGGACGCAATCTCACGACTGGAGCAGAAGCAGTGACCCGCCACTACACCCGCGACGACGACCAGAGCCGCTACACCGATGGGTACTCGTTCGGCGTCATGGAGTCGATGCGTGAGTGTCGGGAGACGATCGCCGATCAAGCCAAGCGGTTGCGGCTGTCTGATAGCGCCCTGGCGCAGGTCCTCGCAGCGCTCGCCGAGTGCCACCGGAGATTGATGGAGCCCGAGCCAAACCGGACATCTCCGCACCATAGGACGAAGCAATGAGCGCGGAGCAACAGCGTGCGTGACCACCCATCGATGCCACCTGATCCACGCCCACCAGCTCCGCCCAGGGGACGAGGTGATCATTGTTGCGGGCGATCGGTTGCGGGTGGTGGAGTCGGTCATGCCGTGCACCTACAACGGCAGACCAGCGATCAAGGTGGTGACGGCTGGACGAAGTCGGAGCGAGATATATCTTGGGACTACCCATACCGTTTTCCTGAAGGTAGAATGATGTCCATGTCAGTCGTGCTAGTGGACAAAACTCTTGATGACAGGATCATGCCCGAGCCAACGACAGGGTGTTGGCTTTGGTGCGGCAAGCTCAGCAAGACGGGGTACGGAAAAATTGGGCAAAAGCTCGCGCATCGCGTCGTTTACGAGCAAATGGTCGGACCATGCGAAAAGCATCTAGATCATCGATGTCAGACCAGGTCATGCGTCAATCCTGAGCATCTTCGTCCGTGTACGCCAAGACAGAATGCACAGTACAGCGCATCGCGGCGAAACACGTCGTCAATATTCAAGGGTGTGTCCTTCGACAAAAAATGCAAGAAATGGCAGGCGTGTATATGCATTGGTGAACACCGATCATCGGCTGGCAAGCATAAGACATTGGGGTATTTCACCGATGAAACCGAGGCCGCCCGCACTTATGATGCGGCTGCTCGAAAGTACTTCGGAGAGTTTGCCAATCTCAACCTTCCGCATCTTCCACCTATCGTTATCTCCCCGAAGAAAAAACCGACATTGAACGATGTTCTAAGTCCGAGGATCGCTTACCATCAGGAAAGCGGTTGCTGGCTCTGGCAAGGCGCGACCAGTAGTGGGTACGGACAGATAAGATACGACTTTCAGACATGCTACGTACACAGGCTGATGTATGAAAAACGCATCGGGCCCATACCTGAAGGTTTGCTAGTGAAGCAGACGTGCGGTGTACGTTTATGCTGCAATCCCGATCATCTGCGACTATGCACCGCGCAACAAAAGGCCCGTTCTAAGCAAAAGCGGAAAAGCGGATCATCGCATTACAAGGGGGTAGGTTGGAGCGCGAGCGGCAAGAAGTGGCAGGCAAACATCAAGACCGGGGATACAGTTTCATATCTAGGACAGTTTTCCGACGAAAAAGAGGCTGCAATGGCCTACGACAAAGCTGCACGCGAGCACTTCGGGGAGTTCGCAGCGTGCAACTTTCCAAAAGAGGAATAACATCATGACCATCCCACGCCCCCACTCAAGCCTCGAAGAGCTCCACCCGGAATGCCGCAGCCGAATCGTCCGGCTCGAAGAGGCGCTCGCCGACGAAGACCTACCGTTCCGCCGGTTCGAATGCTTCCGAACTCCGGGCAGGCAACGGTACCTGTACAGCAAAGGGCGCCGCGAGCCGTACAAGCATCTGAAGATCGTGACCGGTGCTGATGCATGGATCTCGTTGCACCAGTATGGCGTGGCCGTCGACTTCGTACTCGCGATCCAAGGCGTCAACCCGTGGGCGATGGGTGAACATCTGCCGAAATGGAAGCGACTGCACGAGCTCGGGAAGCAGCACGGACTGGAGCCGCTGTTGAAGCGCGTCAAGGGCAGGCTAGTGGTCGCCGAACGGCCACATTTACAGTTGCCATGGAGCCTCAGTGCGTTGCGGCAGGGGCTCTATCCGCCCGGCGGTGACGAGACGTGGACAGCCACGATGGCGGAGGCGATCGCGAGCTTCCCGATGGGCGCGCCGCCGATGCCGGAGATCGAGGAGTTCGAGGACCGGCCGGCGCTTGCTTATGACTGGTATGACGGGCCGACGGAGGTGGTGGCGTGAAGCTCCGCGATTACCAGAAACGAGCGGTTAGAGAGATCGACAAGCGGATCAAGTCGGGTTGTCTCCGAGTGCTCGCGGTCGGTCCTGTTGCCTGCGGCAAAGGGACCATCGCAGCGTGGCGCCTTGCTCGGTTGGCACGCCAGGGCAAGCGCGGGATCCTGATCGTCCATCGTCGGGAGATCGTGCTCGACATTGCCGATCGTGTTCGCAAGGCCACCGGACAGGAGGTGGACGTCATCCTGCCGGGGCACAAGCGGAATGGCGCGCGAATCAAGGTCGCGAGCGTCCAGTCGTTGATCAAGGCGAAACACGTGCCGGTCGACGAGGTGATCATCGACGAATGCCACCACTACCCAGGGCCGTCGAAGTCGGAAGCCGAGGAGCGGCGGGCATGGCGGTCAGTGCTGCGGCGATACCGGCGGACGCCGATCGTTGGCTTCACCGCGACCCCGGAGCGCAGCGACCACAAGCCGCTTGGCGAAGTGTTCCAGCAGATCGTCGAGATCGCGACCTACTCGGAGATGCTCCGGAAGCGAAAGCTGGTCCGATGCAGGGTGTTCCGTCCGGAGCGACCACTGAAGACCGACCTGGCCCAGGACGCCGTGGAGGCATACAAGCGCTACACGCCCGGCCGGTCGGCGTTCGTGTTCGTGAAGAGCGTTCATGAGGCCCACCGGGCAGCCGCGGCGTTCAAGAAAGCGAAGATACCAGCCGCATTCGTCACCGAGCGAACGCCGAAGCGAATCAGGGATGCCGCGCTTGCCGACCTCGCCGCCGGCAAGATCAGCGTCGTCGTGAACGTCTACACGATGACCGAAGGCGTGGACGTGCCAGCGGTCGACACGATCATCCTTGGTCGGTGGGTCGACCACGCGAGCACATATGTGCAGATCACAGGCCGAGCGATGCGGATGTTCGCGCGGAAGAAGCACGCGATACTGCTGGACCTTGCAGGCTCGAGCTGGGTGCACGGGTTGCCGCACGATGACCGGACGTACTCGCTGACGGGGCGACAGGCGATCGGGCAGCATCGCAAAGGCGATCCGCCGCCTCAGCGAGAGCGTGGAAGCGGAAGCGTGCTCGGTCTAGATCTGGTGGAGGTCGATCCGAATGGCGAGGTGCTGTGGCGGACATCGTTTCCCAATAAGAAAAAGGGTATCGATTGGGACAAACAGCCACTCGGGAAAATGTACGATCGAGCGCTAGCTGACAAGTTAAGCGTATCACGTTCAAGTGTATGTCAAGCGCGCGAAAAACTTGGGATACCACCATACGGTGAGTGCTACGATCTCGACGATCAGCCCTTTGGCAAGGTGCCTGATAGCGTCATTGCTGAAAAGCTTGGGATGTGTAATTCAACCGTGTCAAAAGCGCGTAGGATGCGAGGAATTCCATCGTGGTCGGCGAGTGCTGCCATCGATTGGGATAGCGAATTACGGCTCGGGAAGATGTCGGACGGAGCGCTTGCAAGTCTAATTGGTACAAGTCCCACCGCTGTCAGGTACGCTCGCGATCGTCGTGGGATCCCGGCGTATCCTAGGAAGAAGGTGGATTGGGATCAAGAAACTCGCCTAGGCAAGATATTAGACTGTGAGCTTGCGAAACAACTTGGCGTGAGCCCAACTATCGTTGGGCGAGCTAGGGCTAGACGCGACATCCCACCATTCAAAAGCCAATCCACCACGAGCCAACCCACATGACCGACATCGTCACCGTGATCTCCCGCCACGTCACCCTCGTCAAAACCGGCGACAACTACAAGGGGTTGTGCCCGTTTCACACGGAGAACACGCCCAGCTTCAGCGTTAGCCCAGCCAGGCAGCGGTTCCTGTGTTTCGGCTGCGGAGCGGAGGGGGACGCGGAAGAGTTCGTGAGGCTGATGGAGGGCACCACATGAACAAGGAATCGTTCAGCGACAAGGTGTGGACCGTGACGATCGCGATCATCCTGCTCGCATACGTCGGCGTGAGCATGTACGAGCGAGCGGTCCACCCGGAACGCACGAACCAGATCAGCTGCAACGCGGAGGACAAATGAGCAAAATCACCAGTCACGAGATCAGTCTATCCGTCAACGGATCCACCCTTGTGAACATATTCGTACTGCTGAATAGCAAGGATCCTGAAGTCGAACAGGCCGCGGCGAAGTTCGCGGAGGTAGCGATCGAGAATCTAATCGTTTCACTCCAGGCGGGAGGCGCGGAGATCCTCGCTAAACGGATGCTCAGACAGCATTACGAGGACTGCGCCAGGTAGGCAGGACCATGACGCTGATTGAATGGGCCACGGTGGCCGTTGCCTGCCTGGCAGCGCTGTCCAACCTGTGGTGGATCCATCGGCGCGTCGGACGGCTAGAGGCGATCGGAAGACGGCGATCCGAAGCGTTGCGACAAGCATGCGCCCGGTTTGAGCCGCCGAAAGCGGGGCCCCGCTGAAGCACCATCGCACCACGTGGTTCTGTGACCGGGTGGCGGCTGACGTGGCTGCTGTGACCGGCGTGTCGGCCCGCGCTATGTTGGGGCGGTCCCAGCGTCGGCCGGTAGCCAGGGCCCGCATGCTTGCCTGGTGGCTATCAAGGGCAGCGTCAGGATGCAGCTACCTCGAGCTGTCCCGATACTGGCGCCGGGACCATTCGACACTAGTGCAGGCCTGCCAGCGGCTCGAGCGGTGCCTGGTGGTCGGCGGATGGGCCAGGCCCCTGCTCTGGCAGGTGCTGGCCGCTCAGCCGTCATGCTCCGCGCAGGTAGCTGAGGTCGTCGTCGCCACGGGTGGCGTAGTAGGCGAGGGCGACAGCGATGGCGGCATCGCCGTGCCGTGACTTGCCGCGGTCGTCCCGGGACCTGGCCGATGGCAGCTTCGGGATCCCGTTGACGAGCTGGATCTGCTGAAGGTCGCTGCGTACGTTCGAGCAGCGCGGGATCAGGATCGTCTGCTGCTCGAACGCGGCCCGAAGCTCGGGAAGGTTCTCGGCGTACCACCGCTCGCTCAGGTGCAGCTCCTCGATCCGGTAGCGACCAAACTGGTCCGCGGCGGCCTCCGCCAGCTGCATGCCGATCCCGCCGGCATCAAGGACGCCCTGCTGCAGCCGTGGCAACGCGCCTCCGATGTGGAGCAGGATCCGCTCCTGCTGCCGGAACGGCACGTTGCGGAGCTCGACCAGGAACGGGACCCGACGGACCAGGTTGTACTGGACCGCGACCGGGGCGATCACGGTGATGTCGCTGGTCCTGCCACAGTCGAAGCCGAACGAGTGATCCAGTCCAGGATCGAGCTCGCGCAGCAGTGGGTCGACTACAGCGTGCAGCCACTGATTGGTCTGCTCGGTGCGCTGCTCATCGGAGAGCTCCAGGAAGCTGTCATCCAGGTCGAGCCGCAGCACCGGAGCGTCGTGCATGCACCGCTCGATCATCGGACCGGTCAGGTAGGACTCGCCCGATGCTGCCGGGATGCAGTGGAACTCCTCGTCTGCGTGGCGAACGGCGGTCCGGATGATCATGTCCCGCCAGGCCTGTTCGCCGCGCTCGGTCCAGCAGATCCCATGCCCAAGGCAGATCCGTCGATAGAGCCCCTGCTGGATCGCCTCGTCGAAGGTCGTTCGGTGGACGGAGTGATCTGTTTCGCCGATCCTGGCCGCGACGATCATCCTGTTGAACGGGTTCTGATCGCCCCTGTGGGTCGAGATCAGGGCGATCCGGCCGCCCCAGACCAGGAATGCGGTAGCGGCCGCCATCCATGCTTCCAGGTCATCGTGATGCGCGGCCTCGTCGAGGATCGCGTAGCCACGTTTGCCACGAAGCCGCCTCGGGTGGGACGAGAGCGAGTGGATCCGATGCCCGCTGGCAAAGCGGATCTCGAACGCCAGTATGTCCTCCTTCTCGTCCTCGATCATCGTCTGCTGGGCAGCCCCGGTCAGCACGCAGAACGCGGCCACCCACATCTCGCAGTCACGAATGAACTCCTTGGCGTCCCTCTCGGTGGCCGCCATGAACCAGACGTCCTTGCCGCCGTCCCGCCGCCGCAGCATCGCCGTCATCACTGCTTCGGCGGCAGTGCACCAGGTAATCCCGATCTGCCGGCTCTTCTCGCAGATCTTGACCAGGCTACGGTCAGCGACCCATCGCTGCTGGTACGGGAGCAGGACGGCTGGCAGCGGCTCGGCTGCCACTTCGTCCCGAGGAGCCGCCTGATTCACACAGAAGCGCCCCTCCGCAGGAATGACCGGGTCAGCCCGCGGATCAGGCAACTGACGGTGGTGCCGATCCGGGCGGCGGCTCGCTGCAGGGCCAACACGTCGGCCGGCGACATGTCACACCGAACCGAATGGCGCCCCTCGGGCTCGAGGTCATCGACGGCCAACCCTAGATCCTCGAGGAAGCTGGCAAAAGCGGCCCTCTGGTCTTCGTTAGCCGCAGGGTGGATGACAGCCATTGCGCGGGTGTGCGGGGTGCTATCGCACACATGAAATAGGGTGAAGAATGGAAATTGATTTGTCAAATTGTGCCGGCAAGACTTCCACAGGTCCGGGATAGCGGATGTGGTATGCTCCAGAGCATCGACCTGAGGCCACAGGAGGTGCGCCCCGAGCACACCATCCCAGAGCTGGAAGCCCTGAGCGCCCGGCATCGAGTATTCGTGCTCACCTATTGCGGCATGCAAGGCTCTGTCGCGAAGTGGAACGCGACGGAAGCGGCGAGGCAAGCTGGCTACGCGCAGACCGACTCGCTGTATCGGACAGCCAGCGAGGTACTGCACCGCCCCGACGTCCGAGCCGCCATCAATGCGATCCTCGAGCTGAGGCGCCAGCGGTACTCGGAGATCATCGATCGAGCAGTGGAAGAACTAGCAGCGTTGGCGTTCGCGAAGATCACCCCAGACGCCGCCGAGATCGTGAATGGCAACCTGATCATCAAGGACACGTCGGAGATGGACGAAGCTACGCAGCGTGCGATCGCTGAGATCTCGGAGACCGAAACGGCAAGCGGTAGATCGGTGCCGAAGCTGAAGATGCACAACAAGGCGCATGCGCTGGCCCTGCTGCTGAAGGTCACTGGTGGCATCGTGGAGCGCCATGCTGGACCAGACGGCAAGGGACCGATACCGGTCAAGGTCGTAACGCCCGAGACAGTTGATGTGATCAAGCGTAAGATCCTCGGGATCGGAGAGGAAGACGAATGAGCACGCAATGCCCCGACTGCAAAGGCACAGGAGTCTATGTCGGACTGGTGATACGCGAGCCGTGTCGGACGTGCGCGGAGAAGGGGCCGATCTTGGGGACCACCATCACCCGTGCGGACGTCCTGTATGAACCGAAGGAATGCAAGCACGGCACCGACGGCGCGGACGAAGATCCGAACATTTGCTCGGCTTGCTGCGCGGAGATGCGTGCGGCCGTTGAAGAGCTCACGGGCGTCGAGCAGGTGATCGCGAATGATCTTGGACTGCCGAAGGAGATCCTGTTCCCAGGGACCAAGAGAATCGGCGACCAGGTAGTGTTCCAGCCGTACCCGCAGCACATCGACTGCCGCTGCATAAGGGACGGCTCGCTCGCACGGCTCGACGTCGCTTACGACTCCGAGCAGCAACCGCAGCAATTCGGCTCCAGGCTCCAACAGTTGTTCAAGCCGTCCATACAGCACGTCGACTGCCGCAACATTGAGAGCGGGGCGACCCGCGAGATGGTCGCGCACGCGATCAACTACGCAATCGCGGAAGGACAGTTCATTGGTGTATTTACTGGCGAGAAAGATGCCCGAATCGCATTACGGTGGGCAGTTGAGGCGCGGAGTCAAATCATGGAGCGAGGGCTGCCGCTGCGCGCCTCGGTCGACGGCCCCATGATCACGATCACGTCTGTGACGCTTCCACCCATAACCTATGCGGCAACCGACTCGGAAACGTGACCACGCCCGCGGGTAGCGTCGCGACGATCCGGAACAGGTAGAGACCGGGCTCACCAAAGTCGTCGACCTGCCACTGGTAGGTCACCCGGCCAGTTTCAGGATCCGCGTCGACAGTCATCGCTGATGTCTTCATTGTGCCGCCGGGAGCCAGCCACCATTGCAGCTCGACCGTGGCGCCAGTGAGATCCTGGGCTACCCCAACGTCGTTCTCGACGGTTCGAGAAAGCGCCCGCCCGGTGTCGCCCATTACCAGGTATTCGGTGTTGATCGTCATCGTCGGATCCTCGTGTAGCCAAGGTTGCCGCGTGTAGCTCCGGTGCCTATGGAGCCACCGCCGGAGAGTCCCGTGCTGTGCCCGGACACCGGGGGGATATCGAAGGCCAGCTCAACCGCCGCGACCGGACCGAACCCCGTCGGCTCACCCGCTGTCCCGGATACCGTGATCTGAGCCGTTGCCTCGACATTGGATGCGGTCGGAGCGCCTGCTCGAGCAGCGACGAACCCACCGACCTGCATCGTGAGATCGGAGGCGGTCGGCTGGCCCGCTGCACCTGCAACGATCAGGCTGGCCAGGCCGGACGGCGACGCCTCAGTGGTTGACCCCTGAACCGCTTGAACCGAAACCGAAGCGGTTCCAGGGAGATCACTCTCGGTCGGGCTGCCAGCAGTGCCGGCGACCGGAAGCAACGCTTCCCCGGAGACGTCCGCCGCCGGCGCCGTGCCGGTCGTGCCCGACACGGTATGGATCGCCGTCGCCTGGAACCCCTCCGATGTCGGCGCCGCGAGTACGTCGACGACCTGAAGCGCAGCCAACGAAGCAACGTCGCGGGCCGTCGACTCATAGACGCCAGCAACCGTCAGTGTCAGGGCTGCGGGGAAGCCGACGGCTGTCGGAGCACCGGCGACACCGGCGATCCCTGTGGCTGCCAGGCTCGCCTGAAGGTCTGACGCGGTGGGGGTTGAGGCTGCGCCGGCGACTGTGAGCTGCCCGGTCGCAGCCAGTCCTGAGGCTGTCGGTGACCCTGCCTGGCCCGCAACGGGGACGCTGGCAGTGGCGGCGGTGTCGGCTGAGCTCGGGCCCTCGGTCGTGCCAGCGACCGCTAGCAGGGCTAGCGCCCCGAGGTCGGCTGACGTCGGGGACGCGGCGACGCCTTCGATCGCCAAGTTGTCCCCGACCTCGCCCTCGAGATCGGTGGCCGTCGTGGGGCCGGCGGATCCAGCAACGGCGATCCGCTCGGTCGCACCGATGTCAGCAGTCGTGGGAGTCCCGGTCTGGCCGGCGACCGGGAGGACCGCTGTCGCTGCGACGTCCCTGGCCGCCAGGTCACCCGCGGTTCCGGCGACCGTGAGCAGCCCGGTTCCTGACAGATTGACCGACGTCCCCGGATCGAGCGACCCGGCGACAGCGATCGATTCGGTGCCAGCGAGGTCCGTCGCGGTCGGAGCCGGGACTTCGCAGGCGATCCGCAGCACGACCGTGGCCGCCAACGCGAGCAGCGTCGGGAGGCCGGTCTGGCCGAGCACGAACGGGTCGGCCGCCATGTCCGTCGCGGTAGGAGCCCCGACGGAGCCCGAGACGGCGAGCTGGTCGGCAGCGGAGACGTCGACGGCGGTCGGCGAGCCGGTGACGGCAGTGACGGGCAGGGAAACGGTCCCGGCTAGGTTCGTGGCGGTGACGGCCCCGGACGAGCCCGAGATCTCCAGATCGACCTCGATGGGATCGATGATCTCCGGATCTGGGAAAACGCCGTTGACCGTCAGTTGAACTGTCGAACTCGGGTCGACGGAGGTCGGGGCCGCAGCCTGCCCGCTGACCAGCACGATGGACGCCGACAGGTCCGTCGCGGTCGGTGAGCCGGCGACGCCCTCGACCGAGATCGACAGGGTCACGTCGGCCGCGAGGTCGACGGCGGTCGGCGAGCCGGTCGAACCTGCGGAGGAGAGCCGATCGGTCGCCGCCAAATCGGCTGCGGTCGGGCCGCCGGTGACGCCGGTGACCTCGAGCCCCGCGATCGTCCACGGCGCCGACACCCGCACACCCGCGCTCCCGATCGTGTAGTCGAGGGCCTCTGCACCATGCAGCGTCGTGTCGCGTAGCACGAAGTCGACGCGGGGCCGGTCGCCGGCTGCCCACGTCCCGAGGTCCAGGCTCGCGAACGCACCGCCGCTGAACGTCTTGGTGCCCGCGCTCGCCAGCTGCTCACCGTGGAGGCCTGACGATGCTTGAACGGTCCCGGACGAGTTGACGCGATGAATCCGGACGTCGAGCTGTAGATCAGCGTTGCCGGTCGTGATGTCGATCGTGACCGTGTAGTCGCCGGTGACGCCATCGACGCCTGGAACGCCCGCCTCTGTGAACCCGTAGTCGGTCTCCGTCGTATCGGTCGTGACCGACACGCCTAGCGTCGTCGAGCCAGGAGCGGTGGCGACGAGCGTGTTAGAAAAGTTAGTAGGAGACGGACCCGTCAGGTCTGAGGCTACAGTGGTCAGGAAATAATCAGTCGCCACGTCACGGCCTCCACCGATCGGCCATCGCGAGCGCGACGATCTCGTTGAACTCAGACTCGTCGATCATCAGCCCGAACTTGCTCCCAAACTCGCCCGGCAACGTGTACTCGTCACGGCCGACGACGATCGTCCGGTAACCGTTCGGGTGGTGGACCATCAGCACCTGCACGCCGTGTTCCGGCGCGTCCATCCATCGAGTCGAACCGGAACAGAACCATGACCCGTCCGCATACCAGAGCTGCCACCCGATGATCGGCATCTCGATTCGACCCCAGAACTCCGGCGTCGTCGCGAACCATGTACCGTTCGGGCCAGAGGGCGTCATCGCTATTTCCTCACCGCCCAGTGAGCAGCGACCGACAACCGGCTCGTCGCCTGAAGGTCCGTAGCGGTCGGGGCCAGCACGATGCCGTCGACCTCCGGGGTCGCGCCGCCGGCCGCAACGATCAACGAGGAGCCGACGGGGTAAATGACTGACGGATGGACAGCCTCGGCGGTACCAGTCACCGACGCGGCGACGCCAGTGATCCGGTTCGTGTCGTCGCGGAGCAGCGGTGCGTGGAACGTCAGGTTCTGGCGGTACCACCCAGGGGACAGGCGCTTCGCGAGACCAGCGATCTCGCCCGCGGATAGTTCCCTGGTCCAAAGCGCGGCCTCGGCCATAATGCCGTCGAGTGCCCCGTAGCCACCATCTCCGAGCCCAATCCTCCAAACACCGTCGTTCGCGTTCGCAGCGCCAGATCCGGTGAAAGTGTCCGAGTAGCTCTCTTCGGTGCCGTCCCGGAAGATCTTGTATTCGGTCGCGGTCACGTTAGCCGTCGTGTGGATCAGGAAGTGGTAGAGCTGACCCGTCGATAGTCCCGTTGCGCCGACCCGATAACTGCTGCCGCTGACGAAGAACTTCTCAATGAACACGGCCGTGCCGGTCGTCCCGAACAACCACTTGTCATTACCGGCGAAGTCCGCCAGCGTGAAGATGACACGATCACCACTTAGGGTGTCGAACTGCACTAACAGCGAAACGGTGATCGGTCCAGCGGCCGGGTTGCCTTGATTGGTCCAAGATAAGAAATCGGTGGACCCGTTGAAGTCACGGGCCATCGGGTCACGTGTCCCGGATGACGATCCCCAAAAGCTCCAGGTCGCCAGTCATCGTGTCGCCGGCGTCGGCGGCGTCCCTGGTGACCTTCAGTCGAGCCCACTCGCCGGCCACCAGGCTGTCCATCTGGGCGCCGCTGGAGTGGGCGATGCTGGTCGTGGTGTGCCTGCCGTTGGTCCCGTTGGCGGCGCTGGTAGCAGTCTGGGCGGCTGCGAAACTGTCGGTGTCGATGTTGTCGGTTCCAACCTGCAGGCGCTCGATCTGCGTGTTGAGCTTCGCGTTCCCGCCAGTGGCGCTCGAGGCTGACCACGTGATCTCCACCGTGATCCCGCCACCAGTGTAGGTCGACGGCAGCAAGAACCGGAACACGGCGGACTCGTTCGTGCTCGCGTCGTAATCCAGCACGTTCTGGTCGTTGCGCCGGTCTGGGGTCGCAGGGTTGCTGGTGGGCGGCTCATTATTGCCCGGGACCAGTGAAGATAGCGTTGCCATGTTAGGCTCCCACCACGAACCGCTTGCGGATGACGTGCATGAGCAAGCGAGCTTTTTGCGATGCTGTCAGGTTGTTGCGGGCCGCGACCGGCAACGCGTTGTTGTAGCTCGTGGCGTTGTCGGAGATCCACTGATCGGCGGCATCGATGGCGGCTCGAAGGTCCGGCTCCGTGACGGCGCACACCTCACGCTCGGAGCTTAGCTCCGACATCAGATCCGCGTTCGTCTCGGCCCGCTGCGCGCTCGACATGGCCGCCATCGGTCACCCCTCTACTTGTACGCCCACACCAGCCCGTTGGCGTGGAGCGTCACGGGGATCGATTGGCCGTTGCCGGTCAACGGGATGCCGCTGTCGTCGTCGTCGATGTAGATCAGGTAAGCGTTGCCCTCGACGGCATCGTGCTTGTAGTAGACGAACTTGTGCACGAGGGCACTACCAGCCACCCCAGTCAGATCGAAATCGGCGATGTCGAGCTGGCCGCCAGCGAGGGTCATGCCGGCCGCCGCCACTTCCACGAGGTCCGACGTACGGGCCCCTCCCGGGATGTCGGCCAGGTCGTTCATGGTGGCGTCGACGAGCATCCATGTGCCGCCGGTCGTGTAGGCCCCGTTCCCGGCCACGTTCGCGCCAGTGATCACGTCGGTGAGCTCGAACGTGTTGGTGGCGACGTTGGCGACCTTGAATACGCCGTTGGCCGCCGTGTTTCCGCCGACGCCACCGATCGTGACGCGTTCGCCGTTGGCGAGACCGTGACTCGCACTCGTGACCACGATCGGAGTCGCGTTCGTGGCGTCCGTGATCAGACCACCGTTGCCGGCGCCGAGCTGCGTGACGTCGACCCCGACGACGCGGAACGCAGCCGTGTCGAGATCGGTGTTGCCGTCGGACAGGTTCTTGAGGAAGTTGTACGCGAATGCTGACATTGCGAGATCTCCGAAAACGTGAAGCAAGGGTAACCTACGATGGCTTCAGTGTCGAGCAGCGGAACACTTGATCGACGATCGTACTCGTCGGACAAAAGCATCCCGCACTGCGCCCGTAATGCCACGAGCCCAGCTACATGTGATGACCAGTCGTTTGAATTCTGTTATCTAATTCATGCAGCGCTCCTGAGCTCGACGTTCTCATTCCCAAGTATCGCGTCGATGTCGATCACAGCCTCAGCGACACACCGACACTGAACTGGCTCACCAGGGATCCCCTCGCTCGGCGGGTCATTCCAGGTGAACGTCTGGCCGTCCAGCGCGGCATGCTCGTCCCGGACCCGTTCGTCCCGAGACGTGCGCCAGATCCATCGATCGATTCCGATGTTGCGCTGCCGGGCCTCGTTGAGCTGGCCGTTCAGCTTGTTGATCTGGTCCCTGGCGATCACCTTGGCTCGGCCCTCGAGGGTGCCGAACTCCAACGGCAACCCTCGGCGTTTCCATTGGTCGCGAAGCACCTCGTGCCTGATGCCACCCGCGAATGCGCGTTCGATGTCCGGCCGCAGGTCGACCTGGCGCACCGATTTGATCAGACTTGCATTGCCGGCGATCCACTCGTTCAGGAGACCACCTCGAAACCCCTCGCTGGCCACAACCTCGACGCCGATCGCTGAGTTCAGGCGCCGATAGAACTCGCCCCTGTGACGACCATCGACCCGACGGGCCTGCTCTGATGCGATCTCTCGCGCAGCCGAGTCGCTCATGACGGTTCGCAGCTTTGGGCCGAGAGCCAGGATCGCCCGGCTCAATGCGGATGGCAGACGCACCGAGCCATCACCGGCGGCGTCGCCACGCGCACTGATCGCCGATGCATACGCCGGCAGCACCGTTGCGTTGATGTGCTGCCACGCTGCGATCCGAAGCCTGAGCAGCCGTCGCTCGTAGTCCACCGCCAGCCGCGTCGGCGGCTCAACGGCCCGCATTCGACTGCGGCGGCGTGACATCGGGCTCCGGTGCAGGTGCGGGCTTGTCCGACCCTTCGACGATCGGCTCCAACAGCTTGGCGGCGGCCGATTCGTCAGGGATCGATTCAGGGAACGCGATCGGCAAGAACCGGACCGCGGTGAGCTTGGGGATCCGTCCCTCCGCGACCGCGGTGGCGAGCTCGAGGAAGCTGGTGATCTGAGCGCCGTTGAGCGCGGCGGACTGCACCGACTTGATTTCGGTTCCCGGTGCCGACTCCTCCGCCACGACCCCATCGCCGTCCGGCTCCGCGGCCAGCTCGCCAAGATCCGGATCTTCGGTTTCGGCCTCGATGTGGCCGACCGATCCGAGCTCGTGCCGCGTCTTGCGGATCTCGTCCGCCGATACGGCACCGATCGTCCAGTACGCCTGATCGGCCTGCGCGTTAGCGGTCCGAACCCGCGCCTGTTCTTCCTCGCTCGGTTGCCAGAGTGGGTTCCACTGGATCGTCCACTCCGGCGGTCGCTGGCCACGGGTCGGTCCCTGCTTGGCGGCGAACAGGATCTCGAGGCACCAATTGAGCCATGGCGTTGCCAGCTGATCCTGTTTCGCGCCGATCCAATCGTAGTAGGACCGGGTTTCGCCTGAGTTGCTACCACTGTTCAGCCCGCCCGCCGTTTCCCCGAGTAGCCTCGATCGTGGGATCGGCGTCGCGGCCACGAGCGCGTTGACGAATCGGTCTAGCAGGTCTGACCAGCCAGCGATCGACATCGTTTGCTGGATGAATTCTTCGCCTGGCCGCTTCTCGTTACCCGCGTCCAGAAACAGACCGTGGAGGATATCGGCGCCGAGGTCCAGGGCTCGCAAGCGTGTGCGAAGCAGATCTTCGTCTTGACCTGAGCGTGCCGCCAGTAGCCCGATGATCTTGAACACTCTGATCGTGAAGTTGTGCAGAAGCGTTTCGCTGTACCCGTGGACCGTCATGTACTGACGGAGTCGCGGCCATAGTCGGCTGTACTGCGATACGCCCCACCAGCCGCGTTGGCGCATGCGTCGGTACGGCAGCGGGAAGCCGGTGAACTTCTGGACCCGTGACGCGTGAACGATCTGCTCCTGCAAGCGGCCGTCGCTGAAGCTGAGCTGATACGCTTCGGGCGGCCCGTTGCCGACGGAGATCGGGGACACGTCCCATCGGTCCACCACCACGAACCCGCGGACCCGGTCGATTCGATTTAGATCGAGCGGCTCAATGGGCGGCAACCCGTCGTCCACTGCTGCAATCAATAACGCACCGCCGTACTTGTCGCCCCACCGGTGCAGGTCGGACAGGCAACGCATGATGCTCGTCGGTCGACCCTCGCAGTCGCGACCGATCTCCTCGATCGCCGACATGACTGCCTTTACGTCGAGTCCAGGCGCGCCGTCGATCGTGAACCCCTCGCGAGTCAGGTCGTCGGCTGGTAGGTCGACGATCCGAGCCGCGATCGCCTCGCACTGATACAGGCTCTCGACTTCCGACTGCCCCAGCTCCACGCGCTGCATCGTGGTCCACCGAGACTTGTCACGAAGCTCATCCCCGATGCCGGTGACGATGTTATACAGGCCGTCGCCACGTAGCTGTGCCTGCTCCGGCGGCGAATCTAGGGGCATCGCCTGTTAGGCTACACCCGATTCGGACGTCACGCGCGGACACACGCCGCCAGTACCGCTGTTGGTCGGTGAGACTTCCACAGGTTTCCGATCGATCACGATTCGTGGCCATGCACACAGTTGACGCGCACTACGATTGAGATATCGGCCGCCTGCGTACTAGGTACGCAACAGGAATCGACCAGATCGGTGGATTGACGAACGTGCGTAATGACGGTGCGGGCCGCTACCGTAATCGGGCAGTGAACGCGACCAGCAACCGGAATGGCGACGCGTGATCGTGGCGCTACCGATTCAGCTGCGAGACGAAGTGCTGGCGTACCTGAACGGTCGACCGCGCGGCGAAGTGAACGGGTTGTGCTGCGCGCTCGAATCGTTGCCAGAGGTCGAGCTCGAGGAAGAGTTCTCGCCGAACCCTTCGGTGGCTGAGCCGGCTGTCGCACATATCACGCTCGGAGCAGCGGAGGCGCGGCGTGGATAGGGTATTCCGTACTGATTTCGCGGAGTTACGGTGGGACAAGGCCGAGGAAATGCCCAACGGCTGGCTCAAAGTACCAGCGGTGATCGGGCGCTCCGGAGTGTTCCCGTATCAGCAGCCAGACGGCACAGTGGTCCGCGAGTACAGGCCACCAGATGAGGTTGGGCACACCGATTCGGTCTCGAGCTTCGATGGTGTCCCGTTCACGATCGACCATCCGCCGCTTGAGCTGGATGACCAGAACACCACCGCATTCTCCAAGGGGATCACGAATCGAGCTCGCTACAACGCCAACGACAAGCATGTCGAGGCGCAGATTCTGATCTTCTCCCGTGACGCCAAGATGGCTGCTCAACAGACGCATCGTCAGTTGAGCCCAGGCTACACGGTCCTGCTTGACCCTACGCCAGGGATGACGCCGGACGGCGAACGATACGACGTCATCCAGCGAGTCATCCGAGGCAATCACGTGGCCGGGGTACCCCAAGGTCGACAGGGTCCAGAGGTCGCATTCCGTTTCGATGCCCGCGACGCCGCCGTCGCGATCAACCCCGAGGAAAACACCATGACCGTGCAACGCGACGACGCGAAGAAGACCAAGATCACGATCGGCGACAAGAGCTATTCGGCGGGCGCCTTCGCCCGAGCGATCGCAAAAGCGATTTCGGACCTCGGCGCCGAGGAGGAAGAGGAAGAGGAGAAGCCGAAGGACAAAAATAAGGACGTCGCAGAGTTGCCCACGCCTGCGCCAGCCGTTGCGCCTGCTGCTGTCACGCCTCCCGCTCCTGTTCCTACCCCTGCGCCGGTCGCTGCTCCTGCCGCGGTCGTCAATGCCGACGCGGACAAGCTGCAGGCCAAGTACGACGCGGCCATGGAGCGACTCAATCGCATGCCGGAGGAGATCGAGGTTCGCTCCGATCTGCTATCTGCGGCAAAGGGCGCGATCGGTGCCGGATACAGCGGGCGTACTGACAGCGGCGCACTCAAGACCGTTCGACAGATCCAGGAAGATGTGATCGCGAAGGTCCTGGGAACAGCCGCCGGCAAAGCCCTCGAGGGTCGTAGCGACGGATACGTCGAAGGCCGATACGAGACCGCGCTCGAGCGACTCGACGAGCAGCGTAATCACGGCGAGCGCCTCGTCGAGATCGCACGCCAAGCGCATCAGGACGGCGGCGAAGAGGCTCTACATCCGGCCGAGGCAGCGCGACGCAAGGACGAAGAAGAGAGGCGGAACGCCTGGAAAACCAGAGCGGCCAGCTGAACCCCTGATCGAAACCGGAGACCAAGACCATGCCACAGCTGAACTACAGCCGCACGATGACCCGGGGTCGGGTCGGAGCCATTGCAAATTTCCGCCAGCACGAGGCGAGCAATCGCCTGTTCGCTGCTCTCCCGCAGATCACCACGGTTTCGTTGGGCGGGACGACGGACGGTGACTACACCGTCAGGATCACCACGCCAGAAGGGACTGCGATCGATTCCACGTTTGCCGCTTCGTCAGACACTGCGGACGACATCGTGACGGGCATCGTTGCCGCACTCAATGACAACGAAGACCTGAACAACATCGTCGACTCGGTCGCGGTCTTGGCCGACGACGACTTCGTCCTGAACTTCATCCATCCAAGCACCGCATACACGGTCAGCTTTCCCAGCAACCCCGGCACCAACCTGACGCAGACCGCCACGCAGTCCTCGACGCGGACCAACCTTCCGCTCGGGATCGCGGTCTGTCGGGTCACTGGCGACGAGGGCTTCATCCGTGTACCTGCCAGCACCGACACTGCGGACGACGTCCTGGGCGTGGTGTTGGAGTCGGAGAACGAGGCCGAATCGAACGATGACGGCACGTCGGCCGGGTACGAAGCCGGCGCAGACCTGCCGGTCATGGACCACGGGTGCTGCTACGTGGCCCCAGAGGAGAACGTGGTCGACGGCGATCGTGTCCGGGTGCGAATGGTCGCAGCTGGAACCGAGCAGGCCGGAGCGTTCAGGACCACCAGCGACGGCACGGCACAGGTCGCGACACTGACACCTGGCGCAGGCCAAAACAGCGTCGTGATCGGCTTCGTCCTAACGATGCTCACCGGCGAACACGAGGGTAAGAGCTTCGTCGTATCGACTACATCGGATGCAAGCATGACCGCTACCGAGGTAGCCGATGCGTGGCGGGTCATCATCAACGCCGATGACTTCTGGAAAAACATCCTGACCGACACCGGAACAGCAACTCTGATCCTGACCGCCGCGAACCCCGAGGATACCTTCGAGGCAACCGTACTCAACGGTGTGATCACGATCGACAACGCGACGACCGCTGGTGCACCCGACACGATCCTGATGCCTCCGAACTGGCGATGGAACCAGAACGGAAGCGCAGGACAACCCACTCAGCTCGTGATCAAGTGAGGAGCCTGTCATGACCACGCGAATGGACGACAACGACACACGACGACCGATCCGCCTGGATGACGTGCGGGCACTTCACCGGTTCTTCCGTGAGCGCCGGTCCGACGTGGCGCCGGCTCGAGCTGACGCTGGGATCTACTTCCAGAATCAGCTCGAGTTCGTGATCCAGCAGGCCTACGAGCACAAGCTGGTCGAGTTGAAGATGGCCAATGGCCAGGTGATCCCGATTCGGAGCTCTATTCCTCGCGGTGCCAAGACCTGGTCCTACGAGATGTTCGAGCCGGTCGGTTTTGCGAAGTTTCTGACCACGGCAAGCTGGCGGGATATCCCGCGGGCAGATGTCACGGGCAGCAAGACCATCGGTCATGTGGCCGAGTTTGGTGTCGGGTACGGCTACACGTTGGGCGAGATCGAGGAGTCACAGTTTGCCAACAAGCCGCTGACCGCCATGAAGGCGACGGCGACGCGACGTGCATGGGATCAGCTCCTCAACACGACCGGAATCACCGGCTCCACGGAGCGGAACCTGCAGGGGTTCACGAACCATCCCAACATCACCGTTGCCGATGCGGCGATCGGTGCGGCTGGCTCCGGTTCGTTCTCGTGGACCCGCACCACCGATCCGAAGACCGGCCTCGAGATGATCGAGGATCTGAACGACGGCATCGACACGATGCTGGATCTGACCGGAGGCGTGGAGCGACCGACCCACATCGCCCTGAGCCGCGCCTACATGCGGAGGCTACAGACGACTCGAGTTGGAACCGATCTCAGCACGACCGCGCTGAAGATCTTCCGCGAGGACAACCCGGAGATCCAGGAGATGATCGTGCTCGAAGATCTCGACACGGCGTCGACTGGCGGCGCACACGCTGCGATGTTCTGGAGACAGGATCCGCAGGCGCTCTGGCTCGAGGTTCCGATCGGATTCGAGCAGCACGGCCCACAACAGGACGGGCTCGAGTTCGGCGTCATGACCCGCGGATCTACAGCTGGCGTCATCTGCGTGTATCCGCTCTCCGTGCTCAGGATGGATTTCGACGGCGACGCGTAATCCTAACGACTAGCGCTGGGATGCGCCCGGCTCAGCGCCCTAAACACGACCAAGGGTGGCCCCGTTGCGGGCGAACGGCGGCTCCCTCGAGCAAGGCAACGACAAGATGGAGCTGATCCAAATCGACTACAACGGGCGGATCGACGCCACCGGCAAGAAGCACGCCGGGATCTATATCGCGTCCGGCATCGGCGGGGCCAAGGTTCTGTTTCGGCCCGGCGTAAACATGGTCCGCCTGGACGAGTGGAACGCGGTCAAGAACACGGCTGGCGTCACACGGCGTTTAGTGGATGGAGAGATGGAGGTCATGGGCGAGCGGAAGGAGGCCAAGAACGGCGTCTTTCAGTTTCCGGCGGTTCCGGCGATCCAGGCCACCGCGCTCATCACAAGGACCATCGATCCAAAAGTCCTACGGGCATGGCTCGCGCAGGAACGAGTATCCGGCGTCCGACAACAGGTGATCGATGCGCTGGAGAAACAGATCTCGGCCGTCACCACCGACGCGAGTAATCGTCCCGTGGAGCCCCGAGAGATCCGGCTCCGTACACGCTCCAGGCTGGAGGGCTACCCCGAGGCGAAGCCTGCTACCAAGCCGGAGCCCGCCAAGGCGAGTCGATGAGTCAACGCTATGCCACCGCATCCGATCTGCCACCGGAGTTCGCCGACGCGGATCCGGACGCGGTGGCGTATTGGCTCGATTTTACCAAGTCATACGTGAACCTTGCCGCCTGGGGTGACCGAGCGAGCAAGGGCCACGCAATGGCAGCCGCGCATTACCTGTCGCTGGCCGGACAGGCCGGAGCCGGATCGCAGGCGGCCGCGGTCAAGAGTGAGGCGGTAGGCCAAGTCTCGGTGACCTACGCGACCCCGGAGCAGTCCGACACCGAATGGGGTCGCACTGGCTACGGATCGATCTTCGTCTCGCTCCGCGAAGGTCTAGCGCTCACTCCGTTCGTGGCCAGATCGAACAGCTTCAGTCTCGGAGGATTACGTCGGTGAACGACATCATCGACATCGACCGCGGATGGGAGCGGATCAAGAAAGAGCTCGAGCTCGCCGACGAGTCATTCGTGACGTTCGGTCTGCACGAGGATGCCGGTCTTGCAGACGGTGCGCTCACCGTTGCTCAGGTCGGGGCTTATCACGAGTTCGGCACGCCAAAGGTCCCGCAACGTGCGTGGCATCGGCCCACCGTGGACGAGAAGCGGCCCGAGCTCGAGCGCGCCATGGACGAGATCTACTACCGCGGGATCATGGAGGGGAAGATCTCGACGAAGCGTGGGCTTGCAGTGGTCGGGCAGATGGGGCAGCAAGCGTTGCAAGACACGCTCCGAAACAAGCGCTCCGAATGGCCGCCACTCGCAGAGTCGACCAAGCGCCGCAAGGCACGAACGATCAAAGGCAGCAAACGCGAGAAGAAAACGGCCGGACAGAGGAAGGCCGAGTTCATCTCCGGCTCCGGCAACCCGCTGATCGATACCGGCCAACTGATCCAGTCGATCCGATACAAGGTCGTGCTGCGCTACGGAGGGGTCAGTGCCTGATACGCCAGACGCGGCATCGGTGCCGAACGTGCTGAGTCGGACCGCATCCGAGTTCGCTGCACTACCCGAGCTTTCGACCGTACTTGAGAACCCAGCCTATGTGGTGGCGAAGCACTCGACACTGCACCAGCGCTGGCACTCGCCACTTATCGGCAAGTTCATTCAGGACAGCCTCAAGGAGATCCAGGCGGCGCTGGTCGGGTCATCGTTCACGCCCGGAGCGGTATTTCCTGGTACCGAAACCGTCCAGACCACCGATGCCACGCCGACCGACATCGCCACGATCAGCATCGCGGACGCCGTCGGCGCAGAGGTCGAAGCTTTGTTCTATGGCAAGCGAGTGTCTGGCGATTGGGTCCGACGTCGGATCCGGGCCGGCTTCGAACGGAACGCCGCTGGTGCCGGGCTCCGACTCATCGGTACCGATGAGGACAGCGGCAGCCAGTTCTCTCCAGGCACAAGCCTACCGACCAGTGTCGGCGCTCAATACGTTGCCGATCCTGGTGCGAGTCTCGTGCGACTGCAGGTGATCGGTGCCGCCGGGACCACGATCAACTGGACGTGTGTCTACAACGTCTGGAGGTTCACCTGATGCCGGCGATCAAGACAGGAGCCCACACGTGGGTTGCGTTTACGACGGCGGATCGGGATGCGACCGGCAGCGATCACCAACTGCAGGTCAATGATATTTGCACTGTGCTTTCCGATGGCGCTCGCTTTCGCTGCACCTCTGTCGACGGCGCGGGTTCGTCGACATGGACGACTGCCATGGCTTCGGCTGTGAGCTGGGCGGACGTTCTCTCCAACGGTAGCACCACTGGCGCCAACTCCCCACAGATCACCGCAGGGCAAGGGCTCGAGCATCTCGACAACGCTGGCACTCCAGTCGTTCGAGCGCGCGAGGAGTTCGATTCGGCCGGTGGCCTCTGGAAGAAGCTATTCTACACCGCCGCCGCAGCTGTCATCGCGACGACCAGTGTCGACACCGCGACAGGCAAATGGACACACGACAAGGACGTCACGATCGGCAGTACGGCGGTCTCCGAAAATCGGTCGCTGACGATCCTTACCGGCGGGAATGTCAATCAGAGCATCATCTTCTTCGGTGATGCGACGTCGCCGACGGCTGGGCAATTCGAGTACGACAACAACCTCACGCGGTTCAGCCTCTACACCGAGGGTTCCGCCAGGGCGCACCTTTCCGGAGCGGCCTGGCTCCCTGCTGGGACCATGGACATCGGCTCGAGCTCGGCCCGCTGGGACGATGTTTTCGGGGTCAAGGGGAACTTTTCGACCCGCGTCTTCATCGACAACGCCACCGGCTCGGTGACGAACGTCGACACGTCCTACGACGATTTCATTATCGGCGATGGTGCGACCAGCGATCGCGGCATGACCTTCAAGATGGACGGGTCGTCGATCCGCAAGGCCGGCATTGCGGTGGCCGAGGGGGCAGCTCCTCTGCAGGCGGCGTTCTCGTATGACTTGGACTTGAACAAGTGGATCTTGCGGGTCCAGAACACGAACGAACTCGAGCTGACCAACGCTGCTTTGTACCCGACGAGCCAAGGGGGATTGGCGCTCGGGATCGCATCGACCGGCGAATGGTCCGACGTCCGGGCACAGGCGGCGACGATTACGGGGAATGTGACGCTGAGCGCTACGAGCCCAACGCTCACCGGCGGCGTAAATGCGGGTACGTTCTCTATCGCGGGCGGGGCCGGCGGGGCGACCGATACGGGCGTGGCTGTTACGATCTCGGGGGGTGCCGGAGGGGCAACCTCTGGCGTGGGCGGTGCAGTGACTGTGCGGGGCGGGGCGTCGACAGACGGGGATGGTGGCGCAGTTAGTGCGACTGGTCGCAATGCTACGGGAACAAATAGAAATGGCGGAAATGTCACCGTATACGCTGGCAATGCTACGGGTACCGGCACTGGAGGCTCTACCGTTCTCGGTGCAGGGACTTCCCCCTCTGGGACTCCTGGGACGATTCAGATCCAGACTAATGGATCTGAACGTGGAGTGGTGACAGGTGCCGGCCTGCTCGACTGGACATTAGACGTGCGCGCCCGTGGAGTAATTGTCGACGGCGACGAAGGGACTGGTATTGCCAGCACGACCACTCTCACCAATGTGCTCGACGCTACGGGCGACACGGCAGCCGCGGCGATCGGTAACTGGCGTGTCAACGGGAGCGCTGGTGTGTTTCACGGCTGGCTCAAAATCTGGGCCGGTACCACGTACGTCAACGTCCCATGCTGGCGAGCTGCATGACCAAGCGCAGCAACACGATTTGGAGGACACGAAAAATGCGAATCGACTTCGACCAAGAACTCAAAACCCCGAAGGGCGAACCGTTCCGCGGCCCAGTCGGACCCCGTGAGCTACTCGTGGCGTTCGGCACCCTCTCCGAGGAGCAGCCCGATCTGCCACTACGCGACGCTCAACGCGTCCTGGCGCAGCGATGGAGCGCGCTCCAAGGCGAACCTCAGACGCTCGCCGACGTGGCTCACGATGCGCTTCTCTCCAGCGAGAAGGCGCAGAAGGGCAGCGCCACGGAGAAGCGGACGCGCGCTAGGCTGGCGCAACGAATCTGCAACGGCGGAATCGTCGACCTCGGCGATACCGACCTGACGCTGCTCAAGGATGAGCTGGAGAAGCACTGCAATGCGGCGGCGCTGATCGCCTGCGACGACGCGCTCGTCGAGTACGTGGAGCCATCACAGGAGCCTGAAGCCGAAGCGGCGGAGTGAGACATGCACCCGAACATCACCGCGATTCTCAAGTACTTCGACGACGGAGCGCAGCCGATCTGGATCGCGCTCAGCTATCGCGAGCTCGCGAACAAGCTCGCCTCGTCGCTCGATGGTCCCGAGTCCACGGTTTCGCTCCGGAAGCTGCTGGAGTCCAGGGACGCCGCGATCCGGGCATCCAATGATCCTAACAGCGTGATCACGCAGTCCGAACTTACGAGGCCCGAATGAAAAACCTGTATGTCAGGCATACGGGTTTCGGTGCGCTGGTCTCGGTCGTCGCTGTGATCCTCGTCGGCCTACTGCTCGCCTGCGCCACAGCTCCGGTGATCATCCACATTCCGCCAGGCCACGACCACGAGTCGCAGTGGGCGATCGCGACAGCGGTGCTGCCAGTGCACATGGATCGCATCGAGCCAACAGACACGAACTACCACACGGGGAAAATCGGCGAGGTTCACGTATGGATCGTCCGCCACCTCCCGAAGGGCCAAGCGGGCCACGCTCACCAGCGTGTCTGCGACCCAATCATCGAGGTACACGAGAGCTCGGCTCGGTCCGCGCTCGGCCATGAACTCGGGCACACGCTCGGGCTCGAGCACGTCAAAGACCGCGAAAACGTGATGTTTTGGGTCGAATCGGACACCGCGGCGAAGCTGACGAAGAAACAGAAGCGAATAGCCCGGCGTGGAGCCGGGTTCCTCCGGCTGTGCCGAGCGGCACGAGAGGTGGTGCAACGATGACAGTCCCCGCAGGAGCGTTGGTCGCCTTGCTCACGATCGGCGGCTGCGGCCACGCGTTCGCCGACCGTGCGGTCAAGGTCGGACAGCGATCCAAGACAGTGGTCGACGGTGTCGCCTCCGCTGTGTCGGACCACATCAACAAGCGCGCCGACGCGTGCAAGGAGCGTCCGACGCGGGTCGAGCTCGACCAGTGTCTCGGTCCCGTTGCGTCGCGCCCCGACCATGTGGACGCTGTGCTCGAGAGCGTCAGGGCGGCACAGGTCGTGCTGTACGTCGCAGTAGCGGCGGGCGACGTCGACGCGGTCAAAGGGGCGATCGCCGACCTGACCCGCTCGATGGCCGAGGTCGCCAAGCTGGCCAGGCAGATCCAGGAGGCAAAGTAATGGGCGCATTGATCGGAAAAATCATCGGAGTCGTGATCGACGCCGTAGACGAGCTCAGCCGGCAGAGTCTCGCCAAGGCACTGCGCGAGGCGGCCGCCCGGATCGAGCGCGGTGACATGGTCAGCGACGACGCTATCGATCGGGCGAAGGCGGCAACGGACCGGATCCGGCAACTTCGGAAGGTGGTCCCATCGTGACCGACGCCGACAAATCGATCAGCGCCAAGCTTCACGATCGTACCATGCACCTGCTCGAGTTCGCATTCGGGGCTATGTGCGTCGCCACGATCGTGGCCGGCGAAGCACTCGGCTGGGGGCTCACGACGTCGACCACGGCACTGCTAGGGCTCGGAGCCGGGATCGTGATCAAGCGTCCGAGCGATATGGGGAGGAAGTAAAGCATGGATCCAGTCCTGGCCCTGGTCGCATTTCTTGGCTCAATCGGCACTATCGTTGCGTTCTTGCTCGGTGGATGGGCCGGCCACGCTAGGGCACGCAGCGAGATCAGTGCTGCAAACAATACAGCTAAGGATGCTCAGGTAGTCGCGACAAGGGCTAGTGAGATTGCGTTCTCGGCAACGAAGCACATCGAGGCGATCCTGGTGAAGATCGATCACATCATGGACGACCTGTCCAGGCTTATGCAGCGGGTGAACGAGAACGACGTGCGAGACCGCGGCCGGTACCACGACATCAACAACCGACTCCAGGGATTCGAGGCTCAAGTCGACTTATTCCACCATGTGATCGAGCAGCTTTGCGAGAAAGCACAGATCGCTCCGCCGCCCCGGCCCTACCGTGAGCGAGAGACGCCGATTAGACCTATAACGACATCACCACCGATCGACCCGAATCGAAGGCCGATACGACGGCCGTAACGAATCTCAAGCATGAGCACACGATGACCGTCTCCATCACCGCCACCTTGTCACGTGTCAACCGGAAGAGGCTCTGCTCGTGAACCTCGATCTCCGGCCGTCGATTACCAGGCTCGGCGCCTTCTACACCGTGCGGCGTGGATCTGCGCCCACGATCGCAGACGGCTTCGCGACGCCAGGGTCGGCAACGGAGATCACCAGACGTATACTGTTTCAGCCGGCATCCGCAAAGGATCTGCAACTACTGCCAGAGGGCCGCAGATCCGTGGGTGCGGCTGTCGCATTCGCCACCGAGGACCTCCGAACAGAGGATGTCGACACTGGCGCCTCGGCCGACATAATCGTCCGCGAGGACGGCAGCGAGTGGGAAGTAGTCCTGGTTGACGACTGGCTACCACAGGGCAACTACTGGCGCGCACTGGCGCAGAGGGTGGGTCGCTGATGGTCGCCTCCCCGATCGCCTGGGAAGCAGCGCAGGACGCCCTACATGCATGGGTCGTCGGGGCTACCGAGATCCCGGCGGCGCGCGTCCTGTGGGTCGATCAGAACGTCGCGCAGCCGAGTGTGTACCCGTTCGCGACGCTGCACGTCCTGTCCGGCCCGCGGTCACTAGGGCAGTCCGAGACTCGCCAGGACTCGCAGGTGATGCGAGAGACCGTAACAGTGACAGCTGCGGCCGAGCAGGCCTACACGATCGATGTCGCGTTCGGAGTCGACGACCCGACCACGTACAGCCACTCCGCCGGATCGGGTGAGACGATCCAGCAGATCCGCGATGGTCTGATCTCCGCGCTAGGTTCTATCCCTGGGCTCACGATCACGGCGGTAAGTACGAATCAGATCCGGTTCGACGGCTCGTCCGGGACGCCGCACTTCCACGTGACGATTGGGACCAACCTGACCAAGGTGACCGACATCGATGCGGTCCTGGAGACCGCGTACGAACCCGTCGAGATCACGGTTCAGGTCGAGGTCCATTCGACCGTCGCGCTCCCGACAGGTCACGCGCGTGCATACGCGGCCAGACTAATCGCAGCTCTCGGGTTGGAGTCGTTCCGCTCCGCGCTCGTGTCTGCCGGGGTCGCGTTTCATCGCGTGCTCGCGACCCTCGATACCAGTTACCTGGCTGGCTCCAAGTGGGTCACCAGGATTACCACCGATCTCGTCTTCCAGCTGTCCAGCGTCGTCGATGCGCAGATGCCATGGATCCGCACCGTCGACGCAACAGACATCACCGTGACTCAGGAGTGAGCCATGCCACTTGTAAACAAGATCACCGGCGCCATCACCCTCGACACCATCCGCGCAGCCCGAACCGGATTCGCCAAGCCACTGGTCCTGGCGCAGTCGACCGATCTTCCTGCCGGGTTTACGGATCGGTTTCGCGAATATGCTGGCACTGATGAAGCGATCGACGACGGGATCAGCAGTTCTGGCAGCGTTGTCAAGGCTCTGGCTGCCATGTTCGACCAGAGCCCGAGGCCCAAAGTGGTCGGCGTTGGCCGGCGCGTTGCCGCAGTCGCGCAGGTGTACCAGTACGACATCACCGCAAGCCCTACCGACGGCGACTACACGATCACGATCAACGGAGAAGCCCATACGTTCAATGCGGTTTCTCAGACCGCTACACAGGTGCGGGATGAACTGATCACTGCCATCAACGCTGGCGGACAGGCTGCGCTGGTGACGGCCGCGATCGTCGACGCTGACTCTCTATCGGTAACGTCCGACGTTGCGGGGCTGTCGTTCAGCACTGCGGTCGCGTCGCCCGACGGCGATCTGACCCAGGCACAGACCACCGCGAACACTGGGGCCTACGAGGACCTCACCGCCGTCAAGGCCGAGGATGATACGTGGTACGGGATCGTTTCAACGAGCCGTACCGATGGCGATATCCTCGAGACCAGTCGGTGGGCGCAGGACAACAAGAAGCTATACGTGGCGCAGAGCGACGATACGGACATCTATGACGCTGGCGTTACGACCGACATCGCGTCGCAACTTGAGACACTGCTGCGCACTCGCACGGTGCTGACGTTCCACGACGACGATAGCGAGATGAACGATGCTGGCGTGGCCGGCAAGATGTTCCCGAAGGACGCCGGATCGGCGCATTGGGGATGGCAGTCGATCAACGGTGCCGTGGCGGACGTGTTCACGAGCGCCCAGGTCACCGCGATCGTAAACAAGAGCGCGAACTACTTCGAGGAGACCGACGGCGTCCAGACGATCTTCCATCGCGGCATGACCAGCGGCGGGATCTGGGCCGACTTGATCATTGGAGCGGACTGGCTCGAACAGAACATCAACGCCGACCTTCGGGATCTCCTGATCGCAGAGGACAAGGTCCCCTACACCGATGGCGGGCTCGCCCAGATCGGCACGACCATCGAGGCCAGGATGCGCCGAGGGGCATCGCAAGGGATCGTGACGGCCGAATCGATCGACGTCCCCGAGATGCGAGTGTCCGATCAGGAGTCGAGCGACGTGGCGAATCGTCATCTTGTCGTCCGCGACATCAGGGCAACGATCCAAGGCGCAGTTGACACGATCGATTGGGTCGGGACCCTTTCACTTCCAACCGCCGCATAAGGAGCATGAGCCATGGCCGGAAACGTATCAGTCATCGATCCGAAAGAGGTCCACATCGTCGTGGGTACGCATCGCGTCCAGGGCTTCGCCCGTGGGCAATACTTCAACGCCGAGAAGATCAACGACGACGTATCCTTCGAGGAGGGTACAGACGGAGAACAGGTGTTCGTGGAATCGACCAGCGAAGGCTGGACGATTACGATCACACTGTTGCAGTCGAGTCGCAGCAACGACAAGCTGTGGGCGATCCGTCAGGCGGCCCGTAACGCTCCCGGTGGTGCACCGGTCCCGCTGGCCGTCACGCACCGAGGCACCAAGATGGTCTCGGCTGCGGTTCGGATCCAGAAACCGCCGGCCGTGTCGTTCGCTGATGGCGTCGAAACCCGCGTGTGGACCATGCTGGCCGCCAACTTCGAGGGCACGATCCAGGGGCTCACCAGTCCATGAGGTAACCGATGGCACGTCCCGCTGAGATCCACACCATCGACGGGTTCCGGTACCGGATCCGGAAGATGGATCCGTTTGATGCGCTCCGGCTGCAGGCGATGCTCGTGCAGACGCTGGGCGGCTCTGTGGTCCGGGCGCTGTCCGGCAGCGCAGGTATCAAGGGAGTCGTCGTCGACCTACTCGGGGACGCGGAGGGTCGTCTGGCGGGCCTGCTCGACGGCGACACCAAGCAGCTGGTCCCACTGATCGAGCCGCTCCTGCTGGGGCTTGCAGAGATCGCGGACAGCATCGCTGATCGGCTCACCCCGGAGGCCGCAGTCGCGGTCGCCAAGCTGCTCGTGGTCGGCCGGGATCCGGGCGGGCACTCATACCTGTCCACGTGGACCGGCGACGCCGAGATGGATATCGAGGACGTAGACACGTACCGGCAGGTGATGCACGAGCGCGGTCCGTGGCACCAGCTCGCACTGCTCCGACGCTGCGTCCAGGTGCAACTGGGAAAGCCCTCCGCCGACCGCGCTACCAGCTCCCACGGGCAAGCGGCTCCGGCGGAGGCAAGCCCGTGAGCATTGCCCCGATCCCGCCAGGTCTCGAGCTGCCGGAGTTCATCCTGATCTGGCGCCCAGTCGCCGAGCGTATGGCGACGCTGACGGAGATCCGTGAATCGTGGACGATCGAGGACGTGTTAGACGCCAATGATGTCTTGAATAAAATGGCGCATGACTCCGGAGGTATGTCGTGATTATTCGCGAGCTCCTGACCAAACTCGGATTCCAGGTTGACCAGAAGGGGATCACCGGATTCGAGAAGCGCTTGCGCCAAACGAAGGCTGCGCTTCGCAGCGTGGCGAACGGTACCAAGGCGACCGTCCGCGCAATCGCTGGGATCACAGTCGCAGCAACAGCAGCAGGAGCGGGGCTCCTGAAGCTTGTTACGTCCGTGACCGAGGTCGGCGATAGAGCCGCCAAGGATGCACAACGGCTGGGCATTACGGCGGAAGCAGTGCAGGAGCTCGGGCACGCCGCCAAGCTGTCCGGTGCGGATTTTGGCAGCGTCAAGATGGGGCTTCAGATCTTCTCGAGGCATCTCGGAGACGCCCTCACAAAGGGTGGCGAGGCGGCCGAAGTATTCAAGCGAATGGGTATCTCGATGGACGATCCGGTCCTGCGCTCGAGGGATCTTGAGAAGATCCTGCCGAGCCTCGCGGACCGGTTCGCGAAGATGCCGGACGGTGCAGCAAAAACGGCGTTGGCGATGGAGCTGTTCGGTCGCTCAGGGACTGATCTGATCCCGTTGCTGAACGAGGGATCGGAAGGTCTCGCGGCGATGCGCAAAGAACTGCGCGACATGGGCGGCGTGATCAGCAACGAGAGCGCCGCGGCGATGGAACAGTTCAACGATGATCTGGATCGTATGAAAGCGCAGGTCGGCGGAGTCGTGGCATCGGTGGTCTCCGACCTATTGCCAACGTTCCAGAACTGGTTGACTCAGCTGCGCGAATGGATCGGCCAAAATCAAGAGCTACTCAAGCAGAAGGTACGAGAATTCGTTGAGCGCGTTGCTGATGCGCTCACTAAACTGGCAGGCGTCGCGGTGAGTCTCGCTCCGACCATAGGATCTCTCGTCGACATGTTCTCTCGTCTCGCTACAACGATCGGACCAGACGGAATGATCGCCGCGATCGTGGCGTTCAAACTTGCCATGACTGGACTGCCTGGGGCGCTGGCCGGAATCGGTATCATCGTCGGGACAACGCTAGGTCGTATGGCTGCAGACCTGGCCGGCATTACCCGAGGGGTAGAGGACGCGGACCAGCGGATACGTGCGCTTCAAGCCCAGAACTCGGCGATCAACTCCGGGACCGACGCCGCAGACACACTCCGAAAGCTTTCCAAGTCTGGGCAGCTCGGCGACCTTCCGGAGCACGAATTCGATCGTCTTGTCGGGCAACTGCGCACGGGTATCCGCGCTGGCGGCGAGGCGGCGCAAGAGGGCGCGCGAGGTGTCCGGAATCTTATGACAGCGAATAGAGCCTCGAATCTGTTTGAGTCGCAACTACGAGACGAGCGCACGAAGCAGCAGGCGGGAAGATTCACGACTGGACAGTCGGAGGCGCGTTCGTCCTTTGCCCCGATCCTTGGACAGGAAAAGACGAAGAAGAAACGCGGCGGCGGAAGACGTGCCAAGGAGAAGGATAAGGAGCCGACGCTCGCCGATCTACTTGGTCTCGACAAGAGCGCCGCCGATCTCGGCGCGTTCAACTCGAAGGCCGAGAACCCCGTACTTGGCACCACGATCAATCGTTACGACTTTGCCCCGGTGATGAATCTCGATGTCGAGCTGCGCCAGAGACCTGGCGAATCATCGCAAGGGATGGCCGATAGGCTCGGCGACATGATCGACAAGCGGTTCAACACCTGGAGTCGACGCGTGTTCCAACACTTCAGAGGAGCGACAGGCTGATGGCACTCCTCGGCGTATTCATCGACAAGCGACCCAGGATCGGGTTTCTGCAGATCGACGCCTCGGTGTCCGAGGGTCACCAGGACGACGGCGACCTGACCGAGAACCCGGTCGAGCTCGGCGCCGACATGAGCGACCACTACGTCGATCAGCCGCGCGTGCTCACCATGGAGGGGCTCGTGTCGGCCAACTTCCGCTGGCTCGATGCACGTTCTCCATTCGACGTTACCGTCAACCGCCACCTGAAGGCGTGGCAGATCCTGACCGAACTCAAGCGATCGCATATTCCGTTCACCGTCGTAACGAGTCTGCAGACCTACCAGAACATGATGTTCACCAGTCTGTCAGCGGTCCGCGACAGCCAGAACTCGAACGTGCTTCGGTTCAACGCGACGATGCGCGAGGTGCAGTTCGCCTTTACCTCGGAGCTGCTTGAGCCATTCGAGTCGACGGACGAGTTCTCAGATCTCGGTGACTCTGCCAACGATGCCGGCACGCAGGGGACCAAGGAAGCCACGAGCTCGGTAGCCGAATCAGCACTGGAGGCCGTCGGGTGATCGAGGTCATTCCGCTCGACTCCACGGCGCCCGAGTATCGCGTGCGCGTGCGACTCGATGGATCGTTCTACTTTCTCACAGCGAAGTGGAACACGCGTCGACTCTGGTGGACGATCGACATGCTCGACTCGAATGGAGACGCGCTCGTTCGCGGTCTCCGTGTCTGCACCGGATACGACCTACTCCGGGCGCACAAGCTGGTCGGGTTCCCGCCGGGCGCCCTGGTAGCGATCGATACCAGGCGGACCAAGACCGATCCGAGCCGCGACGATCTCGGCCTACGGGTCGTGCTCTGCTACATCCCCGCTGCTGATATGCAGGAGGCCGCATGACCGCCCTTTTCGGACGCGTCGCCCGGCTCGAGGTGATCAACGCCAGGCACACCACGATCGTCGATGCCGACCGGCCTCATGGACTGCGGATCGACTTCGATATCCTGAAGAGCCTGAAGCCCGAGGCGAATACGGGGATCGTCGTTGTCTGGAACCTGGCGCCACGCACCCGCGAGAAGATCTCGGCGGTCGTTCGCCGGATCGTCGAGTTCACGGAGGCGGAGCAACAGATCCTTCGGCAACGAGGTGCATCACCAGAGCCCCTGGCGACCTACTACGACAACCTCGGGATCGCCGGGATGCGTTTCTCCGTCGGCTACGCCCCGCCTCCCGGCGTGCCCAGAACGCTCGGCTCACTGCTCGAAGGGTCATCGGAGCGGATCACCCACACGCGTGACGGTCGAGACTGGCGGACCGAGATCGCGCTGGGCGATGCCGAGGCCGTCCTGCGCGAAGCGATGCTATTCAAGTCGTTCCAGAAGGGAACGCCGGTCATCGACGTGATCGCCGAACTCGTGCGGGCTCTGGGCTCCAATCTGGGCCCAGCGCAGCGCGCCCTGCTGAGCTCGAAGATCGAGGGTAATCAGGGGACCGTGCTGCACTTCGGGCACGCGTTCTCTGGTAACGCCTACGTGTACATGCAGCAGTTCATGAAGCTGCTCGACGTACAGTGGTCGCTACAGGAGGGCGAATTCGTCGTGCTCAGCAACGACCCCGGGGAGCTATACACGATCCCTGATCCTCCACTCGTGGTCTCCAGCGTGAGCGGCATGATCGGTGCGCCGCGCCGACTCGAGGATGATGGCGTCGAGGTCGTGATGCTCTGCAACTCCAACGCGAAGCCGGGCCGCAAGCTTCACTTGATGTCCGAGACGATTACCGGCCTATATCGAATCGAGCAGGTCCGCCACACCGGGTCGACCCGGAGCGGACCATGGCAGTCTACGTGCGAGCTGCAGCGGATCGGCGTGATCGAATGACGGATCGGGCTCCATCGATCGAGGAGACCATGGAGACCGTACAGGGGCATCTCCAATCACGCATGCGGACGATCGTGCCCGCCAGGATCGTCAGCTTCACTCCACGCAACGGGACCGTTGGTGCCTACGCTGCTGTGCAACCCCAGATCAAGATCCGGACCAAACGACGCTCCACGCTACCAGCCCAGATCCCCGCTGCTCCCGTGATCTTCCCAACCGGCGGGGGTTGGGAGATCAGCTGGCCTCTCGTCGCCGGTGACACCGTGGCGCTCATTATCGCCGATAGGGAGATCGGTCGCTGGCGCCTAGCCAACAAGCCGGTCGACCCACAGGACGCCCGCATGCACGACCTCAGCGATGCGATCGTGTTGCCCGGCCTGAACACGGAGCGGATGACGCTCACGGTTCCGACCGGGAACCTCACGATCCAGCGGCTCGACGGCAGCGTGAAGATCGAGCTCAGCCCGGCAAAGGTCCTGATCGATGGTCCAGCGGTCGAGATCGGTGCCGCCGCTGCCCAATCCGTCATTCTCGGTGATGCCTTCGCGGCGTTTTTCGATGCGCATACCCACCCAACTCCAGCCGGACTGAGCAGTGCACCGTCGGTGCCGATGTCGACTTTCGTACCATCCCTCCTATCCTCGAAGGTGAAGGTGGCGTCATGACCTGCCTGAAGCTCGACCCCGTGACATGGGATCTTGTCGTCGAAAACGGCTCGTTCGCCGAGGTCGACGGCATCGAGGAGATCCGGCAGACGTGTCGACTACGGCTCATGCGGTTCCGTGGTGAGGTGCCGCGCAATGCCGATGCTGGCATGCCGTACCTCGAGGAGATCTTCGCCAAGGGTACATCGCCGCAACGGCTCGAGTTCATCTACCGACAAGAGATCCTCGGGACACCCGGCATCATCGAGATCACCGAAGGGCCCGATCTCGAGTTCAACGAGGAGACCCGGCACCTGTCGATCAGCTTCCGTGCCGCCACCGACTTTGGCGATCTCGTCGAACGAGGATTCAACCTAGGGAGGGCAGCATAATGGCCCTATTCAAGCCACGTCCACGTGACCCGTCGACGGATATCGGAGATCGTGAAAGCCGATACGCCAAAATCCTCCGAGATCTCTGCAGCTGTTCGCTTGTCACCGCGTATCGCACGGACATCGGACGGAGTCAGTTTCTTGCGCCTGTTCGCATGAATGTCGGCAGCTGTACGGCGAGTGGGAATGTGCGACCAGGAGGATCCGGACCGGATGGCACTCACATGGGTCTGCGAAAGCTCAAAGTGTCGAGCTATCTCCGTGATCGTTCCGGTGGACTGACGGATCGCAAGAGCTATTTCCGTGGTGATCTTTCCGTTTTTGTTTCCATGGCGAATAGTATCGATTCGATTCGATCTGCGAGTATCCCATCGGAGATTTTCCAGACGACAGTCCGAACGGATTCCGTTTTCATGACACGCCTCCATCCCGGGTGGGCATGGACCTCGGAAAGTCTGCAAGACCAAACGATGCACAAGCCCCTGCTTGCCGCCCGTCAAGCTGACCACGTGGTATCCGTTGGTCAAGGGCGAGCACCGCAGCGCACGAGGGGTTGTCATCCTTCTACCTCTGGTATTCGTCCACGATCGCACGCGTCCGAGATCGCTGACGTCGTAATTGGGGTGACCATCGATCGACTTCCACATTTCCATAGGATAGGATTCTAGCATGGCCGCACCATGGGGACTATCAGATTCCGGTTACTCCAGGCCTCGCTATTCGGAGATCCGTTCCGTACTCGAACAGCGGTTCAAGGGGCGCTTCGGCGAGAACCGCAACACCAGCGACGACACGCCCGACGGGCACATCATCAGTTGGGTCTCCGAGATCATGGATCTGGTCTTCCAGGCGGACGAGGGCGCCTATCTTTCCACGTTCGTGGCGAGTGCCAACGGCGCCGCTCTCCGCGAACTGGGTGTCGGGATCATCGGCGAACCCAAGAGTGCCGCTGCCAGCACGGTCGAGCTCGTGCTCTACGGCGACGACACCACTGTCGTGCCGGCGCAGAGCCAAGCGAAGATTGCGGATTCAACGGTCGTTTTCGAGACCGATGCCTCCGCCACTCTCGGTGCCACCGATCAGACTTGGGTGGTACGGATCGATACGGTTGTAGATTCTCAGCTGTATCGGATCACGGTCGACGGAGACGACTACGATTTCACCAGTGACGGCTCAGCGGCCATGCAGGAGATCGTCGATGGCCTGGTGGCTGAGCTCGACGCCGATGCCGATATCACCGCCTACAACGGAGGCGTGGACGGCAACGGGCTCGGACTGATCGTGCTCGACACGACCGCCCCGGTTGCAGCGCCAACCGTCAACGGCAACATGACGGTCAGACATGCCGCAAGGGTTGCCGCGACCGCGATCGCTACGGGGCCATTCTCGGCTCTCGCCGGATCAACCTGGTCCATCGAGACCCCAGTGAGCGGATGGATCGGCGCGGCCAACACCGATGACGCGGTGCTCGGCCAAAACGACGAAACAGACGAGGAATACCGACAGCGTATCCGCCTTTCGACTCGTTACGGTGGGATCGCGGCAAATGTCCTGAAGGTCACAGGTGTCACGTACGCCCGCACGTACGAAAACGACACGGATGACACCGATGCCGAGGGGCGACCGCCGCATAGCGTGGAAACCGTGGTGCTAGGCGGCGCCGATGACGATGTGGCACAGGCGATCTGGGATATGAAGGCGCAGGGCGTGCAGACAATAGGACTCGGCACACCGGACAGCGGGATAGCTATCGACGAGGCGGGCGTGAGCCGAACCGTCAACTTCTCCCGGGCCACGGAACTCGATATCTACGTGACCGTGACCGTCACGCAGGGCGAAGACTGGCCCACGACAGGGACTCCACTTGCAGAGATCCGCGACGCGATCGTTGATTATGTCAACGCGCTTGGCGTCGGTGGCGACGTCACGCCGGCCGGCATCTTCGCCGCAGCGGTCGGCGCTGTAACGCAGATCGCGAACCTCGCGATCCTGATCGATGACACGACTCCGCCTGTGACATCGGGAGTATTCGCGATCACGACACGACAGATCGCAACAACCGATTCGACCAAGGTGGTGGTGGCGTGAGCCACGGGACACTACACGGGCTGATTCACGGCACCGGTGCCGATCTGGTCATTGACCAGGTTCAAAAGGCGCTCGACCGGCTCTATGTGCAGCTCGAGGGTTCTCCGAAGATCGAAGGTCTGGCGGAGTGGATCGGGGAACAGCTGCAGCATGTTGAAGAGATTGTCCACGACACGGCATGGTTCCGGTTCACACGACAGGCACACGGGGAACAGCTCGATCGCCTACTTGATAACTATTCCGAGAAACGTGCCGGCATGAGCGATGCGGATGCCGAGGCAATGCTGCTCGTGCTGAACCCTGCACTGTTTCAGTTCAGAAGCGCGATGCGAATGATCGCTATTCTCGTGGTGCTCACGAATGGTACCGGATCCACGTTTGGCTACGACGAGGATTACCCGCTAGCATTCGTGGTGACCCTGCACGATGTCACGACGGCCCGCGGCGCACACTGGAATCGCGTGCTGCGAAAGGCCAAGGCTGAGGGCGTGAGGATGGATACCGTCGTGGCAGAGGATTTAGCCAACGCGTTTCAGTTCGACATCGGTCCAGGCTTCGATCAAGGCAAGTTCGCCTACGTACTCGAGTGAGGGCAACATGGCACGTCCCGACAAACTACCATTTTGGAACACTGGCGGTGCGAACCGAACGGAGCCCAGCGACGGCAAGAAGTCCGAAGGCTGGACTCTCAACGAGATCCCGCCGGCCAGCTGGTTCAACTATTGGCAGAACAAGGTCCGTGAGTGGATCCAGCACCTAGATGGGACGTTGCCTATGGCCGGCGATGGGACCGACGGCGACGTTACGATCGCTGGTACCGTAACGCTCACGCGTGACATGTACTATCTGACGCTGACCGTGCCGAACACCGCGATCCTCGACACCGCCGGTTTTCGCGTGTTCGCGAGCCAAAGCATCACAGTCGAGACCGGTGGGATCATTCGCCGCAACGGCAACGCGGCGAGCGGTGTGACTGGCGGTTCGATCCATGACGCAACGATCGCGAGCCTGGCTGGTGGGTTGAACGGTGGCGCTGGAGGATCGGGTGCTGCCGCGCCAGGAGTCGCTGGTGCCTCGGCGACAAACGGACTCGGTGGAGGTGGAGGGAAAGGAGGCGATATCACGGGCTTGTACTCTGGCGGTGCCGCCGGGAGCGCGAACGCCCCCGCAGCGAACAAGGGCGGCTTTCGTCACCAGCCGTGGCTCGGCTATCTGCTCTGTCCGAACGCGTCGAGTAGCCTAGAGTTCCTCCGCGGCGGAGCCGGCGGTGGTGGAGGTGCCTGCAACACTGCTGGTCAGGACGGTGGAGGCGGTGGAGGTGGTGGTGGTGTCGTGATTCTGTGCTCGCCATCGATCACCGTTGCGGGCCAAGTCCAAGCACGCGGAGGGGTCGGCGCTGATGCATCAGGCGGAGAGGCTTCCGGCGGTGGCGGTGGCGGCGGTGGCCTGATCATCGCGGTCGGTCGGAACATTGACACGACGGCTGGACTGATCGATACGACTGGCGGATCCGGAGGTGACCGATCCGGGACGACGAGCGAGGATGGCGTTGCGGGCTCGACCGGGACATACATCCCGTTCACGGTGTGACCATGAGCCTATAGATCGCAACCTGACGACGGATCGAGGCACACTCCGCCGAGCGTACAATCGACGTCGTGTTCGCAAGGTTGGCGACATTCGGATCGTGTCGGCGATATAAGCACGCACACCCTTGTCGGCTCCGGGCATCCAATCGGGAAGCCATCGGGGCACGGGCAGACTTCTCGATTTGCGTCGCACTCGGCATCGCCAGTAGATCCGTCGTCTACCGATCGATCATCGTCAGCAATGGGTACGGGTCCGCATCCCGCCAAGATCACCAGAATCGCAATGCGTCGCATCACGCAGCGCCTTTCTGGATAATGGCGAGTTCCTGCTGGCGACGCTTGGCGGCTGCGAGCTCACGTTCAGAATCCGTGAGTGTGCCCATGGTCTCGAAGCTACGGGCGATCACGTACGGGACGATCGCTGCTGCTGCTGCGAAGGCTGCGGCCGCTGCCTGTTGCGGCGCGCTGTCCGATGCCGCCCACATGGCAGCCCCGAACAGACCACCACCGACGGCACACAGCGCGGATAATGATGCGAGTACTCGTGCGACTTGAATCATGTTTCGATCCTCCCGTTTGGCGCGGGTTTGAGAGTTGCGGGTGCGGCAGGGCGCCAACCCTGACGCGTCCACCGGGCCCCGGCTTTTGCCCGGCAGTCCGGGCCGGGGGAGGATCACCCTCGACCCGACACGATCACAATGATCAGGATAGGTAGCGCGCGCAACGCTGGACGTTCGGGCAGGTGGGAGGTCTACGCCGCCCGGTCCCGCTCGACCGCCTCGGTCTCAAGCAGATCCCGCTCCGCTGCCCAGGCCACCCCGTGCAGGGTCCGGGGCTGGTCCTGGAGCGTGCGTCCGTCCGGAGCGGAGATCGTCCAGCGGCCCACCTTGGGGCTCCAGACGGCTCGGTATCCGGTCGACATGAGACACTCGCACATAGCGCAAGTGTGCACCTGCGCGCGGTTCTGTCAAGCGCGTCTCGCACCTACCCGGCCCGCGAGCCTGGGCGAGTCAGCTCCGACAGCTGTCGCCGTGTGAGCCCGAGTGTGCGTGCCACGTCAGCGTGTGCCCTGCCCTCCTCGAGCATGTGTAGCGCGAGTCGTCGCCGGGCCACCGCGATGGCACGTGTGATCGCGACGTCGGCTCGCCTCGCTCGGTTGCCGCGGTGCAGCCCAAGCTCTCGGAGATATCGCCGAGCGGTCCGCCAGTCCACGCCGATCTCCTGGGCAGCCTGCTGCGGCTCCACGCCGGCCGTGACCATCGCCGCGAGCTCAGCCTGCCTGCCGAGTCGTGCCCGAGTACGCTCCGTCGGCACATCGGTCGCCTGCAGCTCACGGCGCACGGTACCGGGGTGGATCCCGAGCTCGCGTGCAAGGTCGGCGGTCGAGGTGACCCCCTCGGCGACGAGCCGGCGGAGGTCGTCTCGCCACTGCTCGTGCCGCTGCCCGGTCTCGAGGTCTCGTGGCAGCGGAAGGTCGGCGACGGCTCGACGCACAGTCGACACTGAACACCCGAGCTCAGCCGCGATCTGATCCAGCGTGAGCCCGTCGCGGCGTAACTGACGAGATCGCTCGGTTCGGTGGTCGCGGGGCCCGGTGGCGGACTTGCTGCGTTTGCGCTCGGCGGCCCTAAGCGCGCCGATGCCTCGCAGCTCTTGCAGTAGCCGGCGCGTGGGCTGGTAGCTCGATCCGATCGCCTCCGCGATCCTCGTTTCGCCCCAGCCGCAGGCGTAGAGGTCGATCGCTTGAGCGATCTGTTCGCGGGTGTGTTCGGATCGCCGGGGCATTAGTCGTTGCCAGATGGGTCGGACGTGTCGACGTCGCCGACGATGATCATGCCATCCTGATCCGTGAGGTAAGCGACCGATATCCAAGTCGAGATAAACCTACACCGAAGAGACGAGCACGACGATGACAGAACGATCGCCGAACGAATGGATCGAGATGCCACTTTCACAGCTCGACCCGAACCCCAAAAACCCACGAATGATCACGGGCGAAAACCTTCGCCGGCTCCGGCGGTCAGTTCGCCGATTCGACCTGGTCGAAAACCTGGTGTGGAATCGAAGAACGAAACGGCTCGTCGGCGGGCATCAACGGATGCGAGTACTACGGGCGCTCAACCGTGAAAAGGCGATGGTGTGTGTGGTCGATATTGACGAAGAGGAGGAGGCTGCACTCATGATCCAGCTCAACAATCCTCACGCTCAGGGCGAATTTTCCGAGGATCTGAAGAAACTACTCGACGATCTCCAGGACTTCGACTCGTTCGATGCGTTGGGGCTGGACCAGCTGGGCGACTTCGACGACGACATGGATCTTGCCGGCGAAAGCGACGAATCAGAGGAGCCAGACTCCGGACTGACCTACTCCGTGATCGTGGACATGACCACCGAAGACGAGCAAGGGAAGCTTCTCCAAGAGCTCGAGGATAGGGGATATCAATGCCGCTTGCTCATCTCGTAGTCGAGACGAAGGTTTCGACGTCGGTCCGAGCGCGCCAAGTCGAGGCGTTGTTTGACGTACCAAGACAGGAGAAGTGCCGGCTTGAATGGAAGGGCGACGTGCCGATCGACGAGCGCCAGTGGAACGTCGGCCTGATCGTGGGACCGAGCGGATCGGGCAAGAGCTCGATCGCCCGGCACCTGTTCCCGGAGCAATACGCTGCCGAGCTCGAATGGAACGCTCCGTCGGTCATCGACGATTTTCGCGGTGACCTCGGCATCGACGCGATCTCGTCTGCGCTCTCCAGCGTCGGGTTCAACACGATCCCGGCGTGGCTCCGCCCGTACGCGGTGCTTTCGACCGGCGAGCGGTTCCGGGTCGAGGTCGCGCGACGCGTGCTCGAGCTCCCTGATCCTGTAGTGATCGACGAGTTCACCTCCGTCGTGGATCGGCAGGTTGCCCAGATCGGCTCCCATGCGATCCAAAAGTTCGTCCGACGCAACAACCGGAAGCTCGTTGCTGTCGGGTGCCACTTCGATGTGATCGACTGGCTTCAGCCAGACTGGATCCTCGAGCCGGCGACCATGAGCTTTCAATGGAGGTCGGTTCAACGAAGGCCAACGCTCGACATCGAGGTGGCAAAGGTCACGTATGACGCCTGGCGCCTTTTCGCTCCGTTCCACTATCTGACCGCCGATCTTAATCAATCGGCTCAGTGTTTCTGCACGTTTGTCGGAGGCCGACCCGCGGCATTCATCTCCGTCATTCACTTCCCCCATCCGAAGGTTCGCGACATCAAACGCGTCCCGAGACTCGTGACTCTGCCGGACTGGCAGGGTCTGGGCCTCGCGCCGCACCTGTCCGACACGATGGGCAGTGCCTACAAGGCGATCGGGTACCGCCTGCGGACGTACCCGGCCCACCCCGCGCTCGTGATGACATTCCGCAAGTCGCCGCACTGGAGACAGGTCAAGGAGGCGGGGACGTTCCAGGGACTTCGAGGCAACTCGGCCAAGTGCAATATCGGAACCCAACGCCCATGCGCCACGTTCGAATACTGCGGGCCGGCTATGGACCGAGTCGACGCTCGACGTCTGGTGGGAGTCTGAACAGGCGCAGTCGTCCCGGACACGGCACAGGTTCGCAAGGTCGAGGCTCATCCAGGAGCCAACCGATGGGGCCCATGAACCATCGGCTGCTGGCCTCCGTGACGGACCCCAACACGCGCACGCTGCCGATAACGGCGCCGCGGATGTACCCGTCTGGCTCAGGCATGACTAAACCGAGACCCCTCGCGAACCTGATGCCGTCGCGATCGACCCGGAGCGACGCATGGATCCATATCCGCTCACCAATGATGGCAGGCGGAGGTTGCCAGCTTCGATTCTCGATGGGCTTGCAACCCATTACAACGAGCCAAGCCCACGGTTGTCTGAGGCTGAGTGCTAGCATCACGGCACCACCATGATGGGCCAGCGACGTCGCATCTCGAGTAAAGTAGCACTCAAGACGAGTTCTCGCTTATTGGCGCCAGTTCGAACTGGCACACCGCGCTCCTGTAGCAGCTCGATCAGTAGCTGCTTCGGCATTGCCTTGGCCGTTTTTTCGATCTCTTCCATATCGCGTCGCGATGCATCCCGATCCTCCTGCTCAAGCCAGTCTGTCGCCGGAGGTAAGAACGACGCACGGACCTCACTGAACGTCGTGCCCGGATCGGGCTTCACCTGCCTCCCGCACGCGCCGGCCCCGTAGCAGGGTGCGTAGTATCGGCGGTGAATGTAGCGAGTCTCGTTCATTGTTCGGTCTCCTTTCGTGGTGCGCGTAGCTGTTGTCGACGTTGGTACAGGGCTCGTTCGGACGTAAGTACGCGCTCGAGCTCGGCGCGGTCCATGTTAGTCGCGGTCTGTTCGGGTTTCATGATTCAGTTCCTCAAGAGCGCTGGGGTGCTTACAATCGCATCGGCATCACAACGTAGGTCCACTCACACGAAAAATCGCCCGCGTCGGCCTTGATCACGACGGGATCGAGCGCGCCTCCTATGTAGAGCGCGATCGTGCCGACCTTACGATCGCATGCGTCCGCCAGCTTGGCGACGTGTGCGAGATAGTGGCCGTTTAGGCCGATTTTTGCCGCTGGGTTACCGTGCGGCGTTTTGGGGACCACTTGCCACCATGGCGGAAAGTGGTTTGCCGAGAGCACAACGTTCGTGGCCGCGAGCTCGCGGCCGTGCTTGTCGATCACTCGCACGTGGGCGCTCTCACAATTCGGCCGTATCGCAATCGTGTGATTCGACCGCGCCATTTTTAGCACGTTCGCCAGCGTCGCCGCGGGGACCTTTTTCGCGCCTACGTCGGCCGATGGGCTGGCCGACTTGCAAGCGAGTAAGCGGTGGCCGTCGGTCGCGACCGCGGTGCCCCGTTCGGAATCGAGTAGAATTTGCGTCAGATTCACGCGGCTATCGTCGCGGCTCGCACACTCGAGTAAGGCGGCTAATTCGGCGCGGGTGAACGTCCATTCGTTTTCTTGGGTTCCAGACGGGTGCTCGCAGTCGATCACTTCGATTTTCATGGCTGTTTCTCCTTTGTTCGATCCGGGATTCGGACATATACATCATAACACGCCGCAGCACACGATCAAGGAGAATCCCAACGATCTCGCCACTTTTCCTGCGATACGCGCATCCCACAGATGCACGCGTGCTGCGCACGTTGCACGCGTGCATCAACGTATATATGATGACGGTATGACTCGCGAAACACGCACAGGGCACCTCGTATTGCGCATTCCGCATGATCTAAAAGAGAGGCTCGTGGAATGCGCAGAAGCATTGACCGCGCAGACTCCTGGACGCGTGACCCTCACGGACTTGATGCTGGAAGGCGCGGAACTCGTGCTCGCAAAGTACGCGCTGCAAACGCGCAAACCTCGCAAGAAAAAAACCGGTTGACGTGTCGAACTCCTCTTGCGTACGTGCTACGTCGTGTTACTATGTATATATGAACACGCCACCCACCGCCGCGCCGACCCTGGACACCCTCCGCGAGAAAATGCGGCCGACGCTGACCCGGCTCGGCTGGTCGTGGTCACAGGTGCGGGCTGCTGGACCAACGCAGCTACTCGCAGCCGCCCACTCGCTGCTCGAGAGCGACCGCCGGACAGTCGGCTCAGACCTCGACGCGGAATGGGACAGCGCGATGCAGGAGCGCCACGGCGACCGACCTCGGACCGAGCGAGAGCGTCGACTCCCCACGCGGTGGGGCTGGTACTACGCGGCACGCGAGCTCGTGCAGGGCCGGCGCGTCGAGGCGGGCCGCCCGGGCACCGCGGACCACGACACTGGGATCGTCCACACGATCGTCGGAGACACACTGCACGTCGCGTGGGACTCCGGAGTCTCCACGACGATCACGGCGCGAGACGCCCGCGTAATCTGACCCCCTCACCCCCCACCCCACGGAGAACGAGCCATGCGCCACACGATCCACGTCTACCCGACCAACTCGCCCGCTGCAGTCGTCCACGGTCACGACTACGTGCACGGGACGATCGACCAATCGGCGACGCTCCTAGTCGATCGTGTCGCCAACGGCGAGGCATTCGAGGGCGAGCGGCGCATTCGCCTGCCACGGCGGTTCGATCGGCTCGGCGCCGAACAGATCCGGTACCTATTACATGTGTGACCCCACCACCCCACGGAGAACGAGCCATGAAAGCCAAAATCGCCAGCCTCCTCGCCGACCCTCGCATCGCAGCACACCACGACGGCTCCGACAGTCTCGGGGTGATCGTACGACAGGCCGTCGACGATGATCCTGACTGCACTGTCGACGACGTGCTCGCGATCATCTGCGAGGCGGAGGCAGAGACCATGGGCGAGCGTGTCCAATCGATCGTCACTGAACTACGCGAGGTCGTCCCCGACGAGACGATGCAAGCGTACGTCGACGACCAGAGCGGCAACGACTCGCTCGACCAATACCGATCGATCGTCAAGACGAGACTCGGCGGTGACTACAGCGACGACGCGTGGGGCGACGCGTGCGACATGTTACGCGGAGACGGATAGCCTGACCCCACCGGCCCTACTCGGGCCAGCGCTGCACACCCTGCGGCGCCGGCCCGGGCTGAACCGGGAACGATCCTCGCTTCGATGCCGACAGGCGATTCACCGAAAGGATCGAAACAATGACCACCACCAAAAGCAAAACCGAACTCGTGCCCGTCCCCCGCTACGTACGAACTGACCCGATCGACGATACAAGCGAGATCCTGACTCTCGTGCAGATCGACGGGCGCGACGGCTACTACGTCGAGATCTGCTCGGGCCCGAAGCCTGGCGACGACTTCGTGGGGCTCTTCGATCTCGACGACGGCTCACTGATCGACCTCGGTAACTGCACGTGGGAGCGGGTCAGGAAGGCGCCCAAGGAGATCGCGGACGCGCTGCTCGACTGGGAGACCGGCACCTACCAGCTCACGGCGTTGCCGGAGTGACCAGCATGAGCGATTATCCTGAAAACTACGCCTCCTGGACCAGCTCAGGTCGACTCAGAAAACTACTGCAAGATCTCCGCGACCGTGGCGGTGGATCGATCGCGTGTCGTCCGGATCAGGCCGTGGAGCTCGTCCGCGCCATCGAAGAGCTCGGAGGCACAGCGGTCTGTATCGTCGGTGCCGATTGGGGAAAGTCACGACCGCCCCGCTATGGCTAAACGCCCCGCACAGGAGAACCCAGCAATGAACGTCTACACGCAGACCGACGAGCAACTCGCCGAGCTCAACTCACGCATCGTGGGACTCCGGGCAAGATTGAACAAAGCTCACGTGGGTGGGCAACTCGAACTCCACGTCGGTCTCCTCGACATGGAGCTCCTGGTGTGGCTCGCAGAGCAAACGGTGGCAGCCCTGGCGCAAGTGAAAGAGGCCCGTCGTGGATCCTGACCAACTACTCCGCTCTCTCCCGCCCTGCCCGCTCTGCGGCAGCAGACCCGCGCTCAGGCACGTCTACCCGCCGATCCCGATCCGCACCAACGATTGGGCGATCCACTGCTCCGAGCACTGCGGCGAAGACCACACGTTCGCCGCGTACGGGGAGACGCCGGAGCTTGCCGCGGAGGAGTGGCGGAGCTACGTGGCGGATGAGCTGGACTGCGAAATGTCGGAGGTGACCGGTGCATAGTGACTCGCTTGAGCGGTACTGGACCCGCGCATTCGACTACGCGACGATGCGCCAGCTGATCCGATACGAAACCAATGATCCGACGACGGTAAAGTTGACGGAGTGGCTCGAGGTCGTGCCGGAGGTGTACCGCGAACGCGTGCTAGAGATCCTCAATTCGCTCACCGTTGAGTTCATCTATGGGGGTCCGCGTCGATTCGCGACGCAAAGCACCTTGGATGATTTCGTCCATACCCTGCACGACAAGATCTGGCGCGAGTTATGGCCAGAAAGCGTCGAGCCAGCGGAGGTGACCCGTGGAGCGTAACATCTGCCCAGCGCCGCACACCGACATGCACTCCTGGCACGTCATGAAGTTGATATGGGTTGACGCGGCCGGACTTCGAAAGCTGTGGCGCTGCATCGGCTGTGGCTACGACGAGCTAACAGTCGGCATCAACAATGTCGTTGTAAAAACGAGCCTACGTAGAGAGGACGTGCACCGTGGATCCTGACCAGCTCCTCCGCGAGTTGGACGCGATCGAGTACCACGAGCGCAGCATGGCGGAAACTCGCCCACGACAACACGGAAGGTTGGTGAGCTGCCATGATCATCCGCATCGGTAAACGCAACGTCGACGTCGCTCGGCGCGACTGTGCGCAGCGATCATGCTTTCAACTCGGTTTTGACAAAGGATCCTATACGCCCGGACGCGGATACACGAGCTACTATCGCGACGCGAAGGGGCACACGATCGAAAAGCCGGTGTGCATGACCCGGCATCTCCACGGATGCCCGATCAACAGCGTTTGCCCCGAGTGCCGCACTTGCTCGGTGCTGGCACCGGGAGATGCATGTGAGCACTATGGCTGCAGTGGCACAACGGTCGACTACGAGCCTGCGGAGGTGACCCGTGGATAGCCTCGAGCCGATCGACGTCCCATGCACCGACTGCGGCGCCGAGCCGGGCATGCCGTGCTGGTGGAGCGACATCGAGTCGCACAGTGACGACTGCCACTACCAGCGGCAGTTTCTCTGCCGCAAAACCGTCGAGGCAGCAAAGGCACTGCACGACGCGTTCTTCGGTCCCGATGCGGACTATCCGGAGAGAGACAAACGTCGATGAATCCCGTCCCGCAAGACAGTCCCATCCGACAGGACGCGCGGAAACGCCCGACCCTAGACACGCCAAACCCCGTAGCCCTATCGAGCCCGGGGTTCCAAGGCGCCCGCGTTGGTACCACGAGCGCGACGGCGACCGGCAAAAACGAAGCAGTCGCACCCGCATGATAGCGACGGCATGGCGGTTTGCAAACGACTACTTGACTTGCCTCGGAGAATCCATTACGAGTATTGAACATGGGCGTTGGTACCGCCTAAGAAAGCAGAGACGCATGACCACGCACGACACGAGACGCCGCCGACCGCCGGGCCGCCACTGCACGCCTGTCACTGAAACAGGACAGGAAAGCGCCGGATTCTGCATCCTAGACCATGATATCCATTCACACGGGCAGGTAGACATATCGCCGGTTATCGGCACGGGCACGCGTCGCTGTTCGTTTTTTTTCAAGTCGAAATATCCATTATCGGCACGCCGGCCGGCCGGAATCCTCTGTACAAACGACCACTTCCGCGACCCGAGGGGCGCAGTAAGGGACAGGGACGATGCGGGATCTGAGCGAGAAGGACTGGCGCGATTTGGCACGGAGGCACTTGCGCAACCGACGGGCGTGCTCCTTGGCGCACCAGATCTCCGACTGGACGATGCACGTGGCGGCCAAGAGGATCGAACTGGAGACCGTGCTGATGATTCGCGATCGACTGATCGACGAGTTCCTCGCCTGCACGCCCCCTGCCCTGCCGGATCCGCCATTGGATCGGGTGGCACCCGCCGAAGTGACGCACAAGAAGATCGCGAGCCGCTGAGCCGGGGGACGGGGGGTCGGTCATGATTGACCGCCTCCTACTCACCGCTCACTGCCCGGTCTGCGGAGCCGATGCCGACGATCTCGCCGGCGACCGGGCCCAGGTCGCCCAAGCGCTCGACTCCGCGGTGCAGTCGCTCGCCGGAATCGTTACGCGGATCGAATCGTCGCTCGTCGTCTGGAGGACCGAGCGCCACGACGCTGCGGAGGCGCTGCGGGAGGTCGGTCACCTTCTCCAGGTTCTGCGCAGCCGTCTGGCAGGAGAAGTGGAGTGATGTTCTACCAATCGCATGACTGCGAGCTGATCGACTACGACGCCGATGGATGGGTGCAGATATCGTGGGTTCTCACTCGAACCTGGAGTGAGGACGGCGACACGGTGCACGTCACCGCGACTGTCGAGACCGAACACGAGCGCGGAGAGCTACTTCGGCTGCGCTGCATAATGATCGACAAGACGGCAGCATCGACACGACGACGACTCGCCGCCGACGAATACGCGGACCTGTGCAGCGATGCAGAGTCCGACGTGAGAGCTCTCTGTGAAGCGGAGCGTGAGCGAGCTGCGGAACAGGAAGGTGCAGCATGCTGAGGTGGTGTCCCAACGACGGGAACCCTGGCCGTTGGCAATGCGACGGCCGAGGGATCCATGCCGGCGATGGCATGGAACTCCGCTTGCCGGATGGCTCATGGCTGCCGGTCCGGATAGAGTCGCACAACAGCGGTCGAGAGCTGACCGCCTACGCGTCGATCAAGGGTCGCCCGTTCGCGTCACGGATCAACCCCGATCATGACGAACTGCGCTGGCCGGCGGAACGGAGGCGAGCGTCATGATTTGGATCGCCATACCGTGGCTTCTCGCCGGCATCCTGGCGATCTTCCTTACCCTTACCGCGCTTGCACTCCGAGCCGAACGAGACAAAACATCGGCGATCATAGGCGAGCTGATGCACGCCGCAAATGAAGCGGCTCGCGCTCGCGGAGCCATTCTGCGACTGCAACGGATTCAGAGCCGGTACTCGGAAAGGCGGATGAGCGATGTCAACTGACCAATTCTCGCCGCGGCACGAGTGGGACGACCATGGCGCCGACCTGTGGATGCTCATTCTCGCCGGCTGGGAGTGCTCCGTGGAATGGGACGCACACGAGGGCTGGGACTGGCTCGTGTTCGGGGTCGCCAGCGGTCACGTCACATGTAAGCCAGGCGACGTGAAGGCTCGCGGACTGGCGATGCGCATGGCCGAACTCGCTGCTGAGTTTGCGGCGGCGCACGTAGCCGAGTTCGCCGCTGAGTTTGCGGCGCAAAGGCACGGAGGTGGACAGTGAGCGTACAAGCTTTCGACCTCTCCGACGGCGATGGCGTAGTGATCGTGGATTCGGTCACGAAGAAACCGTTGTCGATCAGCGTCAATCTGTTCGAGTCTGCCGAGGAAGCAGAGGCGTTCATGTCATGGTGGGGCAATGATATCCGCAGCGTCAACAGTCGCGACGTGCTGGATCTGAGTGTTCATCGACTTGTGACGAAGTGGCGCGGACTTGGGCGCCCAGAGGAGCACGGCGATGCCGCTTGACTCAGCTCAACCGAGCGTGGCGCCGTTCGCTTCTCCGTCGATGCCGACCGGCCTCATGGACTGGAGCCACGAGCGGCACATCGCCGACAGAACAGCGATCTCGTTCGGCGCGATGGAACGGTTTGGCGTGGTCGATGACTCCGGCGAGGAAAGCAACCCGGCCGCATTCCAGTCATACTGGAATCGCGAGACCACTGACGCTACAACGGCGAGTCTCGAGCTCGGCTCACTGATCCACATGGCGATCTATGAGCCCGATCGGCTGCTGGCCGAGGTCGCGGTCCGACCAACGAAGGACGATGGATCATTGATCCGGTCGAACTCGAAAGAGTTTCGGACGTGGGCAGCTGAGAACGTCGGCAAGAGGTTCGTTCGTCCAGTCGATCTTGATCTCGTAACCGGGATGGTTGCGGCGTCACTGGAAAGCCGTGCACTCGTGCAGCTCCGTCGACTGGAAACCGTTGCGATCGAGCGGTCAATGGTGTGGGTCGACCCCGAAACCGGGCTACGGTTGCGGATCCGTGTCGACCGGCTTTCGAGGCGACAGGACGGAGCGCTGGTGGTCGAGGATCTCAAGTCGACCGACGACGCCAGTCCCGCAGCGTTCCGACGAACCTGTCATCGCTGGCGCTACTTCGACCGACTCGCCCATTACATCGATGGCGTCGAGGCATGCTACGGCCAGCGTCCGCGCGGAGTCCTGGTACCAGCGTCGAAGCAACGTCCGTACCAGTTCGGCGTGTACGAGCCGCGCGAGGCCTGGCTCGAGGAAGGGCGAGCCCGCAACCGTGCCGTGCTCCGCGAGCTCGCGCGACGATTCAACGAAAACGACTGGTCATCCGATTGGGAGATAGGACCGGTGATGATCTGATGGCGACCAAGACGCTACAGCAGCGCTTCGATGAGAAGTGGATCCCGGAACCGAATACCGGGTGCTGGCTCTGGATTGGCGCCATAAAAAACAATGGCTACGGCGTCATTGCAGGTTCCGACGGCAGACTTCTCCACGCTCACCGTCTTGCATTTGCGTTGTACGTCGGCCCGATCCTTCAGGGGATGGATATCGACCATCGCTGCCGTACGCGTGCATGTTGCAATCCTGAACACCTTCGCCAAGCAACTCGTTCGCAGAACATGCACAATCAATCGGCACATCACGATGGATCTTCCAAGTATAAAGGTGTGAGCTATGCTGTGCGCTTGAAAAAATGGAATGCGCAAATCCTAATTCGTGGTCGTAATAAACATATAGGGTGTTTTGTGACCGAAGAGGAGGCAGCTCGCGCATACGACTCCGCGGCACGGACGCATTTTGGACCGTTCGCAAACCTGAACTTCCAAGCAGATTAGACCAGATCAGAAAGGCAACAGCGATGAACGAAGACAGCAACGAAGCGATTACGGATCTGGACATCATCCAGCCATCCGCGATTGAACACCTCACAAAGGCGGAGATCGATTGCCAGATCGCAACTGCCCGCAAGTACCCGCGCAGCATCAAATCGGCGATGAACCGCATGATCGAGCTGGCAACGGTTACCCGCGCAACTGCGTCCAGCAGCTTCTATCGACTGCCGCGCCGGGAATGGGACGAGGCCACCAAAACCTACGTCAACAAGGTAATCGAGGGGCCGTCGATCCGGCTCGCCGAAATGGCAGCGTCGGCGTTCGGGAATCTTCGATTCGGCGCCAGGGTCGTCGAGATCGGGCACGACAGGATCGTCGCCCAAGGATTTTGTGCAGACCTCGAGACCAACAATGCATGCGCGGTAGAGGTGAGCGGATCGATCCTCACTAAGAAGGGCAAGCGATATGTGGAGCACATGATCACGACAACGGCGAACGCGTTATGTAGCAAGGCGCTGCGAAACGCGGTGTTTCGGATTATCCCGAGATCGTACGTGGACCAGGTGCTTCGCGAGTGCAAGCAGGTTGCGATCGGCAAAGGTATGACAATGATCGAGCGGTGGAAGGAGATCCGGGAAAGCTACAGCCGTCACGGGGTGGACGAGAAAAAGCTTCTGATGGCGCTCGGGCGAAAAGGTGTTGCCGACGTCACCACGGACGATCTCGTGCACCTGCACGGCCTACTGACGTCGATCGACGACGGCGAGATCACGGCAGAACGGGCGCTTCGCCCCGAAGGCGAAGATGGGATCGAGCGCTCCACTGTGGCCGACGAGCTTACCGATCAGGAGCGTGTAAAGCTCGAACAGCAACGGCAAGAGGACGAGGAGCTACAAGTGCTCGTCCGGCAGCTCAGCGAGATCGATGCCGAGGCTGTCGAGAACGTCACTCGATCGGCGCCCAGTAACGCGGCGGCACTCGTGGAGCTTCGCAAGCTACGAGACAAGGTTGAGAAGTCCAGGGGCAAAAAGGGTCAACAGAACCTCGGGGAGTAACGCCATGTCATGGGATCAACGAATCGAAACCCACGACTGCGTGGAGCAGAAAATGGAATGGCCAGCCGGTCCGTGGCTGGAGGAGCCGGACAAGATCCAGTGGATCGACGAGGCTACAGGACTGGACTGCCTCATCGTCCGGCAGTCAGAGAGCGGGCACCTGTGCGGTTACGCTGGCGTGCCTCCGGGTCATCCGCTGCACGGGGCGCCGCACAGCGAGCCCGCCGCGGCGCTGCGTGAAGCATGGGTGCGTAGGCAGGAGCAGTCTATCGGCGACGCGTCTCCGCTTGTCCTCCTGTTCGCCGCGCGCGGAGACGACGAGGATCCGAGACCGGACTGCGTCTTCGACGTCCATGGGAGCCTGACGTTTTCCGGCGGATGCGAGGAAGGCGGACGGATCTGCCACGTCCCGCAAGACGATCGGTCGAAGGACGTTTGGTGGTACGGGTTCGACTGCATGCACTGTCGGGACTTCTCGCCGCGTGACATGGCGCGACGCAAACGTGGCGAATGGATGATTGACCAACAGGCTACCTACAAAGACATTGGCTACGTCCGCCAACAAACCGAAAAGCTGGCGGCGCAGTTGAAGGAGATCGGCTGATGTCCCGCGACACCAAAGCACTCAAACGCCTCTACCGGCGAGGGAACGCGCCCAGACCGACCAGGCAACCGTTCCGTGCGTGGTGCCGGGAACTCGCCGCGTATGCTGGTGACGATGCGAAGCGGCTGGCGGAGGGCTGGCTGCGCAGGAAAGGGCTGCGACAATGAGCCGATCCGGATACGGCAACTGCGAAAACCCAGCCTGCTACATGTGGCAGAGCGTCGTAGACCGCACGATCAAGGGCAAACGCGGGCAAGCCTTCCTCCGCGAGTGCCTGGCTGCCCTCGACGCGTTGCCGGAAAAGCGCCTGGTCGCAGGCGAGCTCGTATCGGAGGAGGGATGCTGCGCGATGGGAGCTGTTGCGCTGGCGCGAGGCATGGACGTGCGCAATGTCGACGCGGACAACAGGAGACAGGTTGCAGACGCGTTCGGCATCACGCCCTCATTGGCCTCGGAGATTGCGTACGTCAACGATGACGATGCGTATTACCTACCTGACGAAACACCCGAGCAACGCTTCGAGCGCGTCCGCAAGTGGGTTGCCTCGCGGATCGTGGAGGACATCTAATGAGACTGCTTGAACGCCTCGTGCTCCGAGCACTTCGCCTCGCCATCGTGACACTCGTCGCGCTCTACGTCTATCACGGAGGCGTTCGGTGATCCTGGGTCGTGAGCTCTGGGGAGCTGCATGGACTCCAAATCCGTGCGGTGCGGTTCGATTCCGCAGCGACTCGCGAACAACGAGACCCACGGCCCGTTTTAGGGCCAAGGTTGCCGCAAGGCTGAGGACGGTGAAATACACACCTGGACCCCTCGTCTGGATCGAAGGCGTTGGACGTCGGACGAAACACGCCACCCAATCAGGCATTAGCCTGAGTGCAAGTGGAAGACGTGACTTGCCGGTTGAGAGCAACCGGCTGCACCCGATCTGGCAATGGTGCCTCCGACCACCAGTCCATTCGCCTGTAGCGAACGACTGGGTATGTGAAGCACGGCGGTCGGACCTCGGCAACGGGGAAGATCGGGCCTTTCTGGGACTGCGCGCGCGCTACCACTCGCGTGACGGCGCTCGACTTCGTGCGCGTGTGCGGTCCCACCTTTTCCCGGTGTCTCTTTTTTCGCCAGCCCCGCGGCGCGAGCACAGACCTCGCTCCGCGAGCTTATCCCCAACTTATCCACACGCAACGCTGAACACCAGCTCCTAACCCGATCTGCGTAGGCGCTCGCCTCGCTCCCACTCCAAACCCTTCCTACACCGCGATCTCGAATGACTCAAGCACAAATAAAAGCCGGGCAGCCGGAATCGTCGAACCCTCGCGGCTCCGGCATGCGTGACGACGGTCCCGGCGACATCAAGCCGAAGGACGCACTCGCTGCACGGGTGACCAGGTATCGGAGCGGCGAAGAGTTCGGTCGGATCGACGAGTCGCGGCTTTGGATCGCCGAAGCGTTGCGGCTCGAAGAAGAGCTCAGTGGCGATTCGCGGGCAGCAGTCGGGATCTTGCGGCGACGCGTGGAGGCGAGTTTACGGAAACGGTTTGGCGACGAGCAGGCACAGCAGGCGATGTGGCTTGCGGGGAAGGGGGCGGAGCCGTGACAGACGCTGAACTTGTAGAGCGAGCCGTTCGTAACGCTGGCATCAGAAGCTGCGACCGTTTGCCGAAGTGGGCCCATGTTCGCGATGCGTTCGGGATTGGCTCAACCTCGGCTACAGAGCTGTGCCGGCGCTTCAGCTCCGACCCTGATGAGCTGACCGGAATCGATGAAGCCGAGATCGTCGCCCGCGAGCAGACGGAGGCGGAGGGATGATAGCCGCCGTTCTACTCGCAGCCCTGCTTTCGCCTCCTGGCGCCGCCGACCTCACGCGTCCGCTGCTGCATACGATCACCTACCCAGGCTCGCTCCGCAGTCGCAAGGGCCCCACCTATCATCGTCACTGCCGCGAGGCGCCCGGCGGCTGCGTGGCCCGCGTCCGTCGGTTCGCTGCGCTGATCCTGTGGGCGGCACACCGGCACCGGGTAAGCCAGACGCTGCTGGCTTCGATGGCTCTGCGAGAATCAGGGCTAAATCCATGGGCGGTCGGTCCGGGCGGGGAGCGTGGACTTCTCCAAATCCACCCCTCCAATCGCATGGCGCACCGCGTCACGTTTCACAAGCGCCCCGAATGCGCGCGGCGATCGGATGCGTGCCAGTGGGAAGTGATCGACGCCGCGGCTGAGCTACTCGCGTCGGCGATCCGGGTCTGTCGATCGGTTGAGTCTGGATTGACCATGTACTGGTCTGGGAGATGCGGATCGTCAGGATACGCCGCTCGGGTAATCGCGACTCGTAATCATATGGAGGCATCAGGTGTCTGAGGTATGGAAGCCTATCACCGGAGCTGACGGTTACGAAGCGTCGTCACTTGGTAACATCCGCTCATGGAGAAGCAATGGTGGCAATCTCCGCAAATCACCGAAGCTTATAAAGTGTCGCGCTGGAAACGGCCATGGGTACTTGATGTTTCTCGCATCCGGTGGGGCAAAGAGGAGACTGCTAACGGTCCACCGGTGCGTCCTGGTTGCATTTGCCGGGCCACTCCCATTCGCCGGCGCTGTATGCCGTCACATGAACGGCGACAAAGCAGATAACCGTGCTGAGAATCTTGCTTGGGGTACACGCGAGGAAAACGAAGCCGATAAGGAGCGTCACGGCACGAAGTTGTACGGAACGGCGGTATACGGAGCAAAGCTGACCGATGAACAGGTGCAGTCCATTCGTATGGACCCGCGCCGACAAATTGATATCGCCCGCGAGTACGGCATTGGACAGCAACACGTCAGTAAGATCAAATTAGGACAGTGTCGGATCCAACTGAAAGGTGAGGCATGAGTCGCATCGCCTATCCACTCCCCGACAAGCCTGCATCGGGATACCACAACCGCAAGCTGCGCCGAAGTGTCGTGCGCCAGATCGTGGATCTTGCGGATGAAGGCCGAGACCTGCACGACATCGCCAGGATCGTGAAGTTGGGTTGGTCCGCCGTGAGGGATGTACTCGTGGTACGCGGCTATTTCCGCGACGCTCGTTGCACCCCGGACGAGCGCACCAAGTTCCACCGCGAGCAACGGCAGCGCGAAGAGCAGCGCGCCCGTGAGGCAGCGGAACACGAGCGGATGATGGCGGCGATCGGCGCCGAGCTGTCGCGTGCGCGCGAACAGGCAGCCACGAACCCACTATCCTGTCCGGCGCCGCAGCCCATCGATATCGATGTTCCGACCAGCTTCTCGGCATCGCAGGACTGGCCGCTTTGCCTACACGGTCATCCGCGAACGCCGGAGAACTATACCAATAATGGTAAGTGCCGAGCGTGCCACAACAAGTGCGAACGCAGGCGCCATCACCGTAGGGAGCAACACCGTATGACAGCAAAACGAAAGCGGGACGCTGTCCGTGCGTCCGGCGAGTTCCCGCGCAAGTCGATCTCGATCCGCGGAGCCACCTACAAGCGGTTGCAGGAGTACTGCCAGCAGCGTGGCATTGCGGTCTCGGCACTCATTGAGTCGTGGATCGCGGAGCAGATCCAGGAGGACACGCAGTGATCCAGCGTGAGACATGCAAGCGCGGACACCCGTGGACCGCGGACAACATCCACACGCGCAAGGATGGGCGTCAGGAGTGCCGCACGTGTCACCGCGAGTGTCAGCGTGAGCATGCGAAGCAACGGCAGTTTCGGTGCTCAGTGCTACTGAAGCAGTCGACCTGCTTCAGGGTCAAGGAATACGCCCGAGCAATGCGGCTGCCGATGAACAAGATCATCGACATGCTGCTGAATGACGCGCTCGACAAGCGGGTGCCGCATGACGTGCTGATGCGGCGTTCAGCCGAGCGCGAGTCGGAAAAGGAGTTGGCGCAATGACACCGCGGATCCTGCTCGACCTCGATGGCGTGCTCGCCGATTTTGTCGGCGGGGTGTGCCGGTTGTGGGACATTTCCTATGCCGAGCTCGTGGCGAATTGGGGCGATGACTACGACATCTGCGTGCCACTCGGGATTACGACGGATGAACTCTGGCGCCGGATCGACGCCGCCGGTGAGTCGTTCTGGGCCGAGCTCGAGCCGTACCCGTGGGCGTACGATCTGTTCGCGGCGTGCTGCGAGCTCGCACCGACGACGATCCTGACCAGCCCATCGTGGCACCCGAGTTCGCTCGCCGGGAAGCTCAAGTGGATGAACCGGCATCTCAGCGAGGCTGACGTGTTTCGTCGATATCTGATCGGACCAACGAAGGAAGCATGCGCCCACCGCAACGCGATCCTGATCGATGACCGGCCGGAGAACTGCGACACGTTCAAGCGGCACGGTGGGCATGCGGTTCTGTTTCCGGCGCCGTGGAACGATCATCGCGGATGCGTCGACCCTCTCAGGCACACACTGATGGCGACAACAGAATTCATCACACGGCAACGGTTTGCGAGCATGATGAGAGGGGGACAGAGTGGCTAGCGGAAACGACCATTGGAACACCCCGCGCGAACTGTTCGAGCCCGCGTTGCGGTTGTGCGGCTCTGCTTTCGACTGCGATCCATTCAACAATGAGCATTCGATCGTCCCCGCCGCGGTTCGGTTTGATGGCAGCAAGAGTCGTGACGGATTTACGCGCGGATGGGACGGGCGCGCCTGGGTCAATGGCCCATGGTCACAGCAGAAGAGCGTGG